GTGGCAAAGAGTAAAAGGCAAGTAAAACCGGCCTTGACTCCTGAAGAACAAGAGAATCGTTTAATTGCTGAAGCTACCGATTTAGCAGAACGTAAGATTCTTGATGGCACGGCGTCTCCTCAGATTGTGGTTCACTACTTAAAACTCGGAACAGCTAAGGCAAAGCTTGAGAACGAGAAACTTCAGGAAGAGAATCGACTTCTTAAAGCTAAGACTGCTAATCTTGAGTCTCAGAAGCGTTCGGAGGAGTTCTATCAAAAGGTTCTCGCAGCGATGCGAGATTATTCCGGAGTTGATGATGGAGAGATAATCGATGAGTATTAGAACTTACTCAGAACTTATCGAGATTCCGTCTTTCAAAGAACGTTACGAGTATTTAAGGCTTGATGGCAAAGTCGGAGAAGATACTTTTGGTTGGAGTCGATACTTAAACCAAGCATTGTATACTTCTGATGAATGGAAACATACAAGACGTCAAGTTATACTTCGCGATAACGGATGTGATTTAGCAGTTGACGGTTTTGAAATTCAAAATAGACTTTTGATCCATCACATTAATCCTATAACCGCCGAAGACATAGAGAATGGTTCTCCTGTAATATTCGATTTGGATAATCTTATTTGTTGTTCGCATAATACTCATGAGGCAATCCACTACGGGAATTCGAATCTACTTCCGTCTGATCCAGTTATGCGTAGACCGAATGATACTTGTTTGTGGAGGTGATTCTGCATGAGTCTTTCTAATTCAGCTACTCCAATTTATTATGGCAAATTTCGTGACGCTGTAATTCGAGGAGAGATTCCTGTTTGTCGAGAGATCTCTATGCAGATGAACCGAATTGACAACATGATTCGAGATCCCGGTTTGTACTACGATGACAAAGCAATTAACGGTTTTGTGCATTTTTGCGAGAATGAGCTGACTCTTACTGATGGTAGTGATCTAAAATTATTGGACACTTTCAAGCTTTGGGCAGAAGACGCTCTAAGTTGGTTTTATTTTGTAGATCGAACCGTTTATCAACCTAGTCCGGATAACCATGGCGGGGTTTATGTAAAGAAGCGAATAAAGAAGCGTCTTGTCAATAAGCAGTATTTGATCGTTTCTCGTGGTTCGGCCAAGTCAATGTACGCAGCTTGTATGCAAGCTTATTATCTGACAGTTGATACGTCTACTACTCAGCAGATAGTAATGGCCCCAATTATTACTCAGACCGAAGAGACACTCAGTCCTATTCGAACTGCAATCACTCGAGCTAAAGGCCCATTATTTCAGTTTCTAACCGATGGTAATCTAGCTAATACCGCTGGAAGTTTGGCGGATCGCAAGAAACTCTCATCTACAAAGAAGGGTATTGAGAATTTCTTAACAAACTCCATCATTGAAGCTCGAGCAATGGGTATTGATAAAGTGCAAGGAGCTAAGCCAAAATTCTCATCAGTTGATGAATGGCTTTCCTGTGACATTCGAGAAGACGTCATCGGTGCTTTGGAACAGGGCGCAACAAAGAATGATGATTACTTGATTCTCGCCATCTCTTCTGAGGGTACGGTTCGTAACGGTGCCGGCGACACAATCAAAATGGAATTAATGGACATACTCAAAGGCGAGTATGTGAATCCGCACGTGTCCATTTGGTATTACAAACTGGACAGTATCGAAGAAGTGGCAGATCCTTCTATGTGGATGAAGGCCGCTCCAAACATCGGTAAGACCGTTTCTTACGAGACTTATCAGCTTGACGTTGAGCGTGCGGAGAAGGCTCCTTCTACTCGAAACGATATTCTTGCTAAGCGTTTCGGTATTCCTATGGAGGGCTACACATATTTCTTCACTTACGAAGAAACTCTACCCCACAAGCCACGAAATTTCTGGCAGATGCAATGCTCTATGGGAGCGGATCTCTCTCAGGGCGACGACTTCTGTGCGTTTACATTCCTATTCCCTCTTCCTCGAGAAAAATACGGAATTAAGACTCGCTGTTATATCTCGTCGGATACTATGGCTAAGCTTACTCCAGCAACAAGGATTAAATACGAAGACTTCTTACGAGAAGGTTCTTTGATGGTTCTCGATTGTGTCGCTTTGGACATGAATGAAGTTTACAACGATCTAGATCAGTATATTGCTGATAATGAATATGATGTTACCGCTTTTGGTTATGACCCATATAATGCAAAAGAATTTGTTAATCGATGGGCTACCGAGAACGGTCCGTTTGGAATCGAAAAAGTAATTCAAGGCGTTAAGACCGAGTCGGTTCCGCTTGGTGAGTTGAAGAAACTCGCTGAGAACAGAGCGTTGCTATTTGACGAATCTTTGATGGAGTTCTGTATGGGTAACGCAATTGCTTTGGAAGATACTAACGGAAATCGAAAGCTGTATAAGAAGCGTCATCAAGATAAGATCGACTCGGTTGCAGCGATGCTTGACGCATATGTAGCATTTAAGCTTAATCGAGATTCTTTTGAATAGAGAGGTAACCGCAAAATGTATCAATATCCAGACTATCTAATGCATTACGGTGTCCCAGGAATGAAATGGGGCGTTAGGAAATATGTTGATCGTAAGGGAAAACTTACTTCTGAAGGTCGCCGACATGTTTCTAATTATAAGAAGAAAAAATCTCTTAGCAAAAAAGTTGATTCCGAGAGCAACAAATTGATAAGGTCTTCAAAGAAGTTAAAAAGAGATTTTGGCGTTGGTTCAGATGATCCAGATTATGTGGAAATGGTAGCTAAATCATACGGATTAGACGTTAGCAATTTAGCTATGGCTAATAAAGAATACCATTCATTTGCTCGGCAAAACAGGGATTCTATACGAATAGGTAGAAAAATCGTAAAGAAATACGGATCGAAAGTTCTTTGATTTATAAAAATCTAATCGCGGAGGATTCTCTGTCATTTAGCATTTAGGTGGTGATTTTATGTATCATGATTATCTTATGCATTACGGTGTCCCAGGTATGAAGTGGGGCGTTCGAAGGGCACGTAAGAATAATTACTTTTCGAAAGCTGCAAAAAAGCGTCGCTCGTCATATTCGCAAGATTATAAGGATGCCGAAAAACTTCGCAAGAAGAGTTATAAGCAGCTGTCTAATTCTGAACTTAAGAGTCTTAATAAACGACTTGAACTGGAAGCTAACTATAAGCGACTAAATCCTAAGGGAATAGACAAAGGAAAGCGAATGGTTTCTTACGGAATCGGTCTTTTGGGTACGGCCGGAAGCGTTTACGCTCTTCGTAATGCGCCCTTAACTCAACTAGGAAAGTCCATAATTAATCTCAAGATTCGTGGACAGAAACAATTAGGAACTGGCCGATAACTCATTAGGAAAGGTAATCACAAATGTACCAATATCCAGACTATCTCATGCACTACGGTGTCCCAGGTATGAAGTGGGGCGTACGTAAACGGCGAGTTACTACCGGTAAAAAGAATCGTCGTTCGTCTAAGAGTTCTATGTCTGAAGAAGATAAGAAAGCTAGGCGTCGTCGTAATATGAAGATCGCCGCTGGTGTTGCTGGAGGAGTTGCCGCCGCTGCTTTGGCTACTTACGGAACATACAAATTTTCAAAGTTTGTCGGATTAACCAATTATAAATATCATGAGGAACTCGGACAAAAAAAAGTTAAACAGTTTTCCGAGAATTATGATCGATTGGTTGATAGACAGTTGACACGAGCAAATAAGGAAGCATTAAAGAAATATAATTCTGGGCGAAATACTATGGGTCAACTTCAGTATAACCGAAAGAATAATGATCGTATCTATAATATGCGTAAATATGCTTCTGCTGGTATTCCCTTGAAAACAAATAATTGGATGCTTAATAATGATGCCGAGTCTGTTGCCAAAAAGGCAATAAAAAAGAAGGTTGATATTTATAATCGCGAGATCGGAAAGGCTAGTACCGACACATTTGGTCAAGCAGTAAAAAATACGGCGACTTATTATAAGAGCCGTAAACACAAACGTCGTTAAGGATTATTTCTATGGCTGAATCTTTTAGGACAAGGCTTCAACATGCATGGAATGCTTTTAGCAATCAAGAGACGACTGACTATCGGTATTCTACGTCTGTTGGGTCTTCTTATGGTTATCGGCCGGATCGTGTTGGGATATCTATTGGGTCCGAGCGTACTATCATCAACGCTATTTATAATCGAATAGCGGTTGACGTTGCGGCTACGACTTTTATGCATGTTCGTGTAGATGAGAACAAGCGTTATGAAGAAGAGATTAATTCTGGGTTAAACTATTGCCTCAATGAAGAGGCGAACATTGATCAGACTGCAACGGCTTTTATGGCAGATATTGCTTATTCTCTTCTAGAAGAAGGATGTATTGCAATCGTTCCAATTGATACTACGTTGGACCCGTTTATCACTGGGTCCTATGATATCAATTCTATGCGACGAGGAAAGATTATTGGTTGGCATCCGAAATACGTTGATCTCGAAGTTTATAACGATAATTCTGGAGTCAAACAGCAAATTACTATGCCTAAATCGGCGGTAGCTATTATTGAGAATCCGTTTTATGCTGTTATGAATGAGCCAAATTCTACTTTGAAGCGACTTGTTTATAAACTTAAACTTCTCGATGACGCTGACGCAAAGGCTAACTCGTCAAAGCTTGATGCCATTGTTCAGTTGCCATATACGATTCGTAATGAATCCCAAAAGAAGCGTGCTGAAGATCGTAAGCGTTCTCTTGAAGACCAGCTCGAGAATTCCAAGTATGGTGTCGCTTATATTGATGCTACAGAAAAGTTTACTCAACTTAATCGTTCTGTTGAGAATACTCTTCCTGAGCAGATTAAGACGCTTACTGATCAGTTATATTCTCAGTTGAGTCTTGATGTCACGGTTCTTAATGGTACGGCTACTGATTCTACGATGAACAATTATTATCAGCGAACAGTTGCACCGGTTGTTAAGGCAATTCGTGATGCTATGAATTGTAAATTCTTGACAAAGACTGCTCGAACTCAGAATCAGCAGATTATGACGTTCCAAGATCCATTTAAGTATATGACTGTGACGCAAATTTCTCAGATGGTTGATTCATTAAGTCGTAATGAGGTTCTTACTGGTAATGAGTTCCGTACGGCTCTGGGCTTTAAGCCTTCTGAAGAGCCTAGTGCTGACGAGCTTCGTAACAAGAATCTTATTGATCCGAACGCCGATTATGGATCAGAGTCGGATGAAGATTATTATCCCGATGACGTATCTGACGTCGAAAATCAAAATGGAAGTTATCAGTAAAGATATAATACTTGCTTGATAATTCTATTTATATGTATTGTAAGAAAACTGCGAATGTAAAGGAGGAACCATATGAAGTACGATTTTTCAGGTTATGCAACACGCAACAATATTAAGTGCTCTGATGGTCGTGTTATCATGCGCGATGCATTTAAGGATAATGACCATAAGAAGGTGCCTTTGGTTTGGCAGCACGATCACATGTCTCCGGACAATGTGTTGGGTCATGCTATGCTCGAGAATCGAGAAGATGGCGTTTATGCTTATGGCTGTTTTAACGATACTCCGTCTGGTTTAAACGCTAAAGAGTTGGTTAAGAACGGAGACGTTCGAGCGCTTTCTATTTATGCGAATAAGCTTAAGCAGGATGGGGCTAACGTTATTCATGGAGCAATTCGCGAAGTAAGTTTGGTTCTTGCTGGAGCAAATCCTGGAGCATACATTGATACCGTTATGGTTCATTCGGATGGTGATGAGGAAACGGAAGACGCTGAGATTTGCTTTAATCTTAACAGTAATCCCGTAATTTATCACTCTGATGAAGTGGACGATAAAAAAGATAACGTTGATGATGAATCGGACGGCGTTATCTCTCATACTGATAAAAGCAATGAAAAGGAAAAAGACATGGCTAATAATACCGGATCTGACGATAAGACTGTTCAGGACGTTATTGATTCTATGACTGACGAGCAGAAGAATGTATTGTATACGCTTGTTGGTATGGCTGCTGATGGTTCTTTAGATAATGAAGGTGATGATGACATGAAGCATAATGCTTTTGAGGACGAGGATGACTACATGGCTCATTCTATTGATTATGACGAGCTTCTTCGAGATGCTAAGCGTAGTGGCTCTTTGCGTGATGCAGTGATTCAGCATGGTCTTGAGGATATTAGCTACGCTGATTATCTCGAGCATGGTAAGGCGACTTACGGTATCGATCAGATTGATACCCTGTTCCCCGATTTCAAGAGCCTTAACACTCCTCCCGCATTTGTTTCCCGTAATATGGACTGGGTTAAGGACGTAATGAATAGTGTCTCGCATACGCCGTTCTCCCGAATCAAGTCCATGTTCGCCAACATTACTGCTGATGAGGCGCGTGCTCGAGGTTATACTAAGGGTAAGAAGAAGCTTGAGGAAGTCTTCACCCTTCTTAAGCGTACTACTACCCCTCAGACTATTTATAAGAAGCAGAAGTTCGATCGAGACGACGTTATCGACATTACTGATTTTGATGTCGTGGCCTGGGTCAAGGGCGAGATGCGTATGATGCTGGATGAGGAAATCGCTCGTGCTATTCTCATCGGTGACGGTCGATCTGATTCCTCCGACGATCGCATCTTCCCGACTAACATTCGACCGGTTTGGCAGGATGATACCTTCTATACCATCCGTGCTCAGGTTGATACTAAGGGTATGACAACCGAGGAAGATAAGACTGAGGCGGTTATCAAGGCTATCATTCGCGCTCGTAAGAATTATAAGGGTTCTGGCAACCCGGTGTTCTATACCACCGAGGATGTTCTTACCGATATGCTTCTCCTTGAGAACAAGATCGGTGACGTTAAGTATAAGACGAAGCAGGAGCTGGCTAATCGTCTGCGTGTCTCCGACATCGTGACTGTCGAGGTCATGGAGGGTCAGACTCGCAAGGGCGATGCTAGCAAGGGCGACGCGGCCGATTCCGCTACCAAGGATCTGAACCTTGTTGGCCTTATTGTCAACCTTAAGGACTACAATGTTGGTGCCGATAAGGGTGGCGCTGTGGCGATGTTCGACGACTTCGACATTGACTACAACCAGCAGAAGTATCTGATCGAGACCCGTTGCTCTGGCGCTCTGATTAAGCCTTATGCGGCTATCTCGGTTGAGACGTTCGATTCTACCGCTGCGTAGAATTAATCAAAATGGGAGTAACGAATGACAAAGTATTATGGTGCTATTGGATTCGCCTCTAGTGTGGAGAGTTCTCCTGACGTTTGGACGGAAGAGATCACCGAACGTAATTATTATGGGGATGTGACTCGTAATATTCGTCGTCTTGACGGAACCGAGTTCATTAACGACAAGGTAGTTGTTAATAACTCGATTAGTATTGTTGCAGATGCTTATGCTAATGAGAATTTCTTTGCCATTCGATATGCTTCTTGGATGGGGAGTAACTGGAAAGTAACTTCTGTTGAGGTCCAGCCTCCCCGTCTTATTCTGACTCTTGGCGGTGTTTATAATGAGTAGCAATCGAGAGGAACTGAGCAAAATCTTACACGAGATTCTCGGTTCCGATTATGTATACTTCGATCCGCCAGAGTCTAAACAAATTCATTATCCGTGTATTATCTATCAGCGATCTAGTGGAGATACAGATTTTGCTAATAACGTTGGCTATCGTTTTACAAAGCGTTATCAAATAACAGTCATTGCTAAAGATCCAGATGTTAGCGCGCGGATAATGGATAAACTTGCAAAACTTCCTATGTGTACATATGATCGTCATTATACGTCGGATAATTTGCATCATGATATTTTTAATCTTTATTATTAAGGAGGAAACACATGGCTTCTAAGACCCTTACTTGGGACGACGATGGTAAGCGTTTCTATGAGAATGGCACCGATCGAGGTGTTCTGTATCCTAAGAGCGCTTCTGGTTATGCAGCTGGCGTAGCTTGGAACGGTTTAACGGCTGTCACCGAGTCTCCTGATGGCGCAGAGCCTACGGATCTTTACGCCGATAATGGCAAGTATGCTGTTATGCGTTCTGCTGAGACCCTCGGTTTTACGATTGAGGCTTATACCTATCCTGATGAGTTTGCTGCCTGTGATGGTAGTCGTCAGGTCGCTAAGGGTGCTTATATTGGTCAGCAGACTCGTAGTTCTTTCGGTTTCTGCTATCGTACTCGTATTGGTAATGATGTCGATTCTGAAGTTGCTTATCGACTCCATATCTATTATGGTTGCACTGCTTCTCCTTCTGAGAAGGCTTACGAGACCGTTAACGATTCTCCGGATGCTATGACTCTTTCTTGGGAGTGCACGACCACTCCTGTGTCTATTGCTGGCTTTAAGCCTACCGCTAGTATTATGGTTGATTCTCGTTATGCTGACAAGGAGAAGCTTGCGGCTCTCGAGAAGCTCCTTTATGGTTCCGAGACCGCGGACGCAGCTCTTCCCGATCCTCAGACCATCATTACTACTCTTGGTGCAGCCGAGGCTGTATCGCTTTCCGATATGTCCACTGAGAATACTGAGAAGTCTGTAATTTAATCAAAATGGAAGTAATCTTTTAAGGAGTTATTACTATGCTTAAGAAGTCTATTACGTATGTTGATTATAACGGTGTAGAGCGCACTGAGGATTTTTACTTTAATCTCAATAAAGCAGAAACCCTTGGTTATATTATCGGGTTTGAGGGCGGCATTGAGTCTTTTATCGAAAAAGTGGTACAGGAAGAGGATGTAAAGAAGCTTTGGGATCTTTGGTCCGACTTCATCCTTATGTGCTACGGCGAAAAGTCTTCTGATGGTCGACGTTTCATTAAGTCTAAGGAACTCTCTGAGGGATTTAAGCAGACCGAAGCTTATACCAATCTCGTGATGGAGCTTGTTTCTGGCAAGGGTGCTGATAATGCTAAGTTTGTAAACGCTGTTGTTGCAGATGTTGAGAAGGATCCGAATAAGAAGGCTCTTATTGAGTCTTTTAAGGTTGTAGAGTAATCATAGTGGCTTCTTAAAGGAGGTGAAGCGAATGCTCGAAATAAAGATTCCTGATTCTGAGTTTTTTGATGATGAAACTAATGAATTCTTTACGGTTAACGGTGGGACGTTACTTCTTGAGCATTCGCTTCTTTCCATCTCCAAATGGGAATCGAAATTTTGTAAGCCGTTTATTGTTAATGGCGAGCATCCATATGACGAAATGATTGAATACATAAAATGTATGACGATTAACAAAAACGTCGATGAGCGTTTATACGAAATCATTGACGTTGAAAGTTATAACAAAATCATAGAGTATATAAATGCTCCGATGACTGCGACTGTGATAAAAGATGTTCGATCGAATAATAGATCTTCTTCTTTCATCACAAACGAAGTCATATATTATTATATGACGGCTCTCAATATTCCCTTTGAATGTGAAAAGTGGCATTTTAATCGGTTACTTACTCTTATTAATGTTTGTTCACAAAAGAATTCTCCTCCAAAGAAAATGTCAAAAGATGACGTTCGTAGTCGTTACGCAGAATTAAACGCTAAGCGCAGAGCAGCAATGAATTCCAAGGGATAATCTTATGTCTTCTATGATCCGAATTGTACAAAAAGGGGATTTTAAGAAAACTGAGAAATTCCTAAAGGCCATGTCTAAAAGAAAATATTTACAGATCTTTAACAAGTACGGACAAAAAGGTGTTCAAGCTCTTTCTAGTGCTACCCCAGTGGATTCCGGAAAAACTGCATCTTCTTGGGATTATGAGATTCATGGAACGTCAATTTATTGGACTAATAGCAATATTAACAAAGGTGTTAACATTGCTGTCATTTTGCAATACGGACATGGTACCAGAAACGGTGGGTATGTCCAAGGAAGAGACTACATCAATCCTGCGATAAGGCCTATTTTTGATTCTATGGTAGATGAAATTTGGAAGGAGGTTACGTCAGCATGAGTAGTGTCGATAACCGAGTTGTCGAAATGCAATTCGAGAATAAACAATTTGAGAGCGGCGTAGCAAAAACCCTTTCATCTGTTAAGAAGTTAAAAGAAGGTCTTAACTTTAAGGATTCTGCAGATTCTCTTAAGAATTTGGGATCTGTTTCCAAGAACGTAGATATGTCGAATCTGATCGGAGCAGTCGAATCTATCAAAGATAGATTTTCAACTCTTGGTATTATCGGCATGACCGTTCTTCAGAATATTGCCAATAAAGCAATCAGCGTTGGAAGTACTTTAACAAAATCTTTGACGTTACAGCCTATTATGGATGGTTTCTCTGAGTATGAGACTCAGATGAATGCTATTCAGACGATTCTTTCTAACACTCGTTCTGAAGGAACAAACATTCAGCAAGTTAACTCTGCGTTAGATGAGCTGAATCATTATGCCGACCAGACCATTTACAACTTTACCGAGATGACTCGAAACATCGGTACATTTACCGCTGCCGGCGTAGACCTTAACACTTCGGTAAACGCCATCCAAGGCATCGCTAACCTTGCCGCTGTTTCTGGTTCTAATTCCCAACAGGCAAGTACCGCTATGTATCAGCTTTCTCAGGCGCTTGCTACCGGCACGGTTAAGTTGATGGACTGGAACTCTGTTGTTAATGCTGGTATGGGCGGCCAGGTATTTCAGGATGCTCTTAAGGAAACTTCTAAAGAGCTTGGAACAGGCGCAGAGGCAGCTATTAAGGCCAACGGATCATTCCGTGAATCTTTACAGACAGGCTGGTTGACTAGCCAAGTTCTTACTGAAACTCTTAAGAAGTTTACTACTTCTGGAGCGATGGAGTGGGTTGCTAATTATTGCGACGTTTCTAAAGATGCTGTTCAAGCTGCTTATGATCAGGCGTATGCCAATTCAAAAGCGACGGATTCTATCGGAAAGCAGCAGGATGCTATTGATGGTTGCGCTGAAGCGCTAGCCAAACAGACCGGAAAATCCAAAGACGCGATTAAAGAAACTTTGGCTCTTGCTTATGATGCTCAGAATGCTGCAACTAAAGTAAAGACTTTCTCGCAGTTGATTGATACCTTGAAAGAAGCTCTCGGTTCTGGCTGGACCAAGTCTTGGCAGATCATGATCGGCGACTTTGAAGAAGCTCGAGAAATGTGGACGAACGTTTCGGTTGTTCTATCAGATATGATTAATAAATCAGCTGATGCTCGAAACGCTTTGCTACAGGATTGGGCTAATCTTGGTGGACGAAAAGCCATTATTGACGGAATCGCTACGGCTTTTAATAATATTGTCTCAGTAGCTGGAGCCGTCAGTAAAGCTTTTCGAGAAGTATTTCCACCAGTAACCGCCCAGCAATTGATGAATATTTCTAACGGTTTTAAAACCCTTATGGAAAATATGAAGCCTACGGAAGAGACTCTTAACAAGATTAGTCGAATTGCCAAGGGATTCTTTTCTGGATTAGATTTGATAAAAAAAGGACTTATGTCCGTTCTTGGTCCTATAGGGAATTTTGTAGGCGCTAATGGTCTTGGAGGATTAGCCACAAGTCTGTTGGACGTTTTAGCATCTGTTGGTGATTTTGTTACTGGTTTAGACGAAGCTGCTGATAAGGGAAAGTTTTTTGAGACTATTAGTAGCACGTTGGCTACTGGTTTAAATGGTTTAAAAACGGTTCTTGATACTATTGGCGGAGGCTTTGACAACTTTACAAGCAAGATTGACACGATTGCTGGCAAGTTTAAATATTTTATTAGTTCTGCTATTGAGCCGTTACGAAATGCTTTGACTTGGCTTAAAGAGAATATTAGTTTAAACGATATTTTTAGCGGACTTATTGCTGGATCAACAGTAAAGGCTTTTAGTAATATTGCTGGAGTATTTCAGAAAATTCAGGATGCCATTGACGATTTTACTGGCGATGGCGGAGAGAAAGTTAAGGGTATAAAAGAGTCTATTACAGATCTTTTAGGAACCCTTGGCGATACTCTGCAAACATTTCAGACTCAAGTAAAAGCGACATCACTTCTTGAGATAGCAGCAGCTGTTACACTTCTTGTTTCTTCTTTGGACACTTTGTCTGACTTAGATGCTGGTCAGGCGATCAGCGGTGTGTCTGTTATTGGAGTTCTTATGAAAGAGCTCAATATGTCGTTAAGATCCATTTCTGGAATGGACTCCAAGGGGGTTATAAAGTCTACAGCGGCAATGATTCTCGTGGCCAAAGCTGTAAATACTCTGTCAAAAGCTATTGTTTCTGTTGGATCCTTATCTTTTGGTCAAATTGTTAAGGGTCTTGGTGGAGTCTCGGTTTCTTTATTTGCTCTTAGTAAAGCTGCTCAGGCCATTGGTAAGACTAAAGTTAGTTTAAAGAGTTCGATGGCTGTTTTAGCTTTGGCTGAAGCATGTAAGATTTTGTCCAAGGCTGTTGAAAAAATAGGATCTATGAATTTCAAATCCATAGTTAAGGGCGTTGGTGGAATTGGCGCAGTTTTAACAGAACTAGTCGGAGCAACTGTAATTCTTGACAAATTTACTGGTGGAAAGGGCGCTGTAACTGGAGCGGCTGCTGTTCTGATTCTTGCTCAGGCTCTTTCGAAAATAGGACCAGCGTTGGAGTCGGTTGGAAATTTATCTTGGGATCAAATTAAGACTGGCTTAGTTGGAATCGGACTTGCTCTTGCAGAGATGACCGCTGTGATTGCAGCATTAAGTAATACAACCGGAATCGATGGAGGTATTACTAGTGCTGCTGCGATGCTTATTTTGGCGTTAGCGCTTAAACCAATTGGTGACGAGTTAACCGCTTTATCCGGTCTTTCTTGGGATCAGATCAAAACTGGTTTAGCGGCAATGGGCGGAGCGTTGGCAGAGTTAGTCATCGCATTAAGTATTGCTGGACTGAGTGGACTCAGTTGGTTAATAGGTGCTATCAGTATCGACGTAGTTGCATTTGGACTGCAATCTATAGCCGACGCGTTGTTAACTTTCGGATCAATGTCCTGGGATCAAGTTAAGACTGGCTTAGTTTCCATGGGTGGCGCATTAGCCGAATTAGTAGCAGCATTAAGCATTGCTGGACTGAGTGGACTTAGCGGTGTGGTTGGTGCCATCGGAATTGATTTAGTAGCGTCACAAATGGGAACTTTAGCAGATGCTCTAGTCAAATTCGGATCAATGTCCTGGGATCAAGTTAAGACTGGCTTAGTTTCCATGGGTGGCGCATTAGCCGAATTAGTAATTGCCACAGGAACTGAAGGCCTTATGGGTGTTTCGGCTGCTTTGGGTGCAATATCAATTGATGTAATTGTTTCTCAATTGGATTCATTGGCCAACGCGTTAATCAAATTCGGATCAATGTCCTGGGACGATATTAGTCGTGGATTAACTTCCATGATGGGAGCTTTAAGCGAGACTGCTCTTGGCGGTCTTCTTAATACTTTCTCTGGTTTTGGTGCTGGAGCTATTTCAGAAATGGCCGAACCGTTAGGAACACTTGCCGATTCTGTCAAGAAGTGGTCTGACGTAACCGTGCCTGATGGATTAGCCGATCAACTTGGTCAGTTGGCAGACGGTGTTGGGAAATTCTGGTCTTCCGGTTGGGGAGCTGGAGCTATTTCTGAAGTAGCGGAACCTCTCGGAACCTTGGCCGCTTCTGTGTCAAAATGGAGTTCAGTTGTAGTTCCGGAGAACATCGGTACTAGTTTGTCTAGCTTAGCTTCCGGTGTCAATTCCTTTACTTTCAGCGGTCTGGCTGGCGGCGGACTCTCGTCTGTGGCTGAGCCTCTCGGAACTTTGGCAAATTCTGTTAAGAAGTGGTCAGACGTTACAATTCCTGACGGATTACAAGCTGGGTTACAAGGTCTTGCTACTGGTGTAAATTCCTTTACTTTCAGCGGTATGGCTGGCGGAGCGATTGGAGAAATCGCTGAGCCTCTTGGTAATTTAGCTAAATCGGTTAAGAAGTGGAACGGCGTAGAGGTTCCTGAAGACATTCAAGGAATGCTGCAACGTTTAGCTTCCGGCGTCAACGCCTTCACCTTTAGCGGATTTGCTGGTGGAGGAATTAGCGAGATCGTTGAACCTCTTAAGAGTCTTGCCGGTGCTGTAACGGCTTGGTCTGGTGTTACAATTCCGGAAGGTATCGGAACTGGGCTTTCTAGTCTTGCGGCTGGTGTAAACGCGTTTTCTACGGCACAGACTTCGGCCGGAACATTATCCACTGCTGCTAGTGGTTTGAGGACTATGGCAGGAGCTGTTACAACTTTAGGTTCGACAGATCTTAGTGGCGTGGCGGCAAAAATCAAGGAATTTGCATCTGCTTTAAAGGATGTCCCAGTTTCTTTGAGTGGTACCGCCGAAGGTGTCGGAACTAGCTTACAGACTGTTGCTAACGCTATTACTTCAAATTCTGCTTTGATCTCGAACGCGTTTACTACTGTTTTGAATTCTGCTACAACTGCTATTACCAATTCGTCTGGTTCATTCGCTACGGCAGCAAATACCATCACTCAAGGTTTTGCAACAGCGTTGTCCACTGGCTTATCTAATCAGCAAGGTGCAGCGACCACGGCTGTTAGATCTATCATGGTTGCCATGAGAAATCAGGCGACGTCTAGTGGCGCTGCTTCTCGTACAAATTTCGAGAATGCTGGTAAGGCTATGACGACGGCTCTTAAGCGTGGTATTGATAATGGAAAGTCTTCCTGTGTTACCGCTGTACGTAATGTTGTGAATTCCTGTAAGTCTGCTGTAGATAGTAGTAGTTTCTACAACATTGGTGTTAATCTTGCTCAGGGTATGGCTAATGGTATTAATGCTGGAGCCTACAAGGCAATTAATGCAGCTGCTTCGATGGGTGCTAGGGCTGTTAAAGCGGCTAAGGATGCTACTGGTGAGCATTCTCCATCAAAACTGACTCACCAGATTGGCCTTTTCTTTGACCAGGGTTTAATTAATGGCATCATTGCTCTTAAGAAGAAAGTTGGCATGACAGCCGCATCAGTTGGTGATATCGCTGTCGCTAAAATGCAAGATTCAATGTCCGGGGCAACTGCGACTCTTACTCCGGTTATTGATTCGAATAATGTTCTTGCTTCTATGAGCAATAAGCGATTTAAGGTTGATACTCGATTTGTCGGTAGTATTACAAGTCCTATGAGTAATATGCAATCCGCCATTGAGCAGTCTAACCTTGAGACGATGAAGTCCAACACTCAAGTTCTCAATGCTATCAACGAGCTTAACGACAATCTCGGAAGCTATACTGATGCTGTGGCAAATTCTGAGACTGCTATGTATGTCGATGGTAAGAAACTTGCTTCGTCTATCGCCAAGCCTATGAATCAGCAGCTTGGCGTTCTTTCTAGGAGAGGAGGTCTGGCGTGAGTTACCCAGATTTACCCAACAACCGTCTAATTGTGAACGGTGTTGATTTGTCAATTCGTTTTCAGATGGTTCTGTTGGACGGTTACACGCTGGAACCTCCTGAGCCTAAGACTTATACGGTTGACATCCCTGGCGGCAACGGAGTCATTGATTTGACCGAGGCGCTTACCGGGGATGTCGCCTACAAGAACCGCAAGCAGGAATTCACGTTTGCGGTTATCGACGTAAAGAACTTCGAGAAGGTCAAGACTGAGGTAAGCAATTTCCTCCATGGTCGAGCATTTGATTACGCTATGACCATGGATCCTGGCTATACCTACCACGGACGTTTCTCCGTGGATTCCTATAGTCATGAGGCTTACTCGAATGGCCTTCTCGGACAATTTAAGATTACAGTCGATGCGAATCCGTATAAGTTGAAAGAGCATTGTGCTTATAGTCTTAATGCCACTGGTGGTAAACTATATCGTTTTGAGTCAGGCAGGCGGCCAGTATACCCGGTTATAGAAAGTGACGTTGTAACCACAATATCGTTTAATGGAAAAGAAGAAACTGTTCCAGCTGGAACGTACAGATTGAATAACGTTATTTTTAAAGACGGATATAACGAACTGTATGTTAATAGCAAAGTTCTAGAATACGTTCGTTGGGATGAACTTGAAGAAAATGGAGCTTACGAATCTACTTGGGATTCGCTTAGTTCTATTCGATGGAACGATATTCATAAATTTGCTGTCCCAAATGATAATGCACCACGATGTTGGAACGATTTGTTTGAGACTCGTTGGAACGATTTGTCCGATAAAACATGGAACGATTTGAACTTTACAATCGGAAATGAAGAGACAAAAGTCGTATATCTGACTTATGACTGGGAGGATTTATAATGCCTACACCGAATCTTGGATTGACTACTATTAACGGAAGCGATTTTGTAAACGCTTCAGTGCTTAGTCAAAATTTTGAAACGCTCGATAAGCTTGGATATGACTATGTCGTTGAGCAGGGTAAGAGCGGTCAATGGCGATATCGAAAATTTAAAAGCGGAATGGCCGAAGCTTGGGCTAAAATTACTTTTCCGGCAACAACTGCTACTGGAATGCTTCAGAGTGGTGTTACATTCCCGTTTGCGTTTTCGGAAGAGCCTTGCGTTAGTGTATGCGGTGGTGTAGACTATCGTACTGATTCGCATATTTCTTACTGTAATACACATGGCGGTGGTACGGCGCTTGACTGCTATTTGTACAAGGGATCGGCTGATAATTTGAGCCGATGGGTTTATGTCCATGTTATCGGTATGGTTAAAGCTTCATAAGATTTATTTGGAGGTAGCATGGGTTATAGGGTTCTGTATGGTAAGCAACTTCTTTTCGATCCTTATACGGATGATCGTATAACCGATACGAAACTTTCATCTAAACTTAATGCTGCTTCATATTTCGATTTCACTATCGCTCCTACTCATTCTTTATATTCTAAGCTTGCAGAACGAGCAGAAGAAGTTCGAATCTATTTTAACAATCTTATTCTATTCAAGGGCGAGATTACTAAAATAGAGGAGGACTTTGAAGGAAATTATTCTGTTTCTTGTACGGGCGTTCTCGATTACTTGACTGCTACTCGAGTTCGTCCGTACTCTACTGTACAAGGGGAACAGCCTCTAACTTGTCCGGCGACATTTGACGGTTATTTCCAATGGTTGATTGACCAGCACAATTCCAATTGTCTTGACTCACGCAAGCGTTTCTCAGTCGGTGTGAATCAGGGCAATATACTCGATAAGAACAATTATATTTATCGTTCATCTGAACAGCGTCCGACGACTGCCTCTGAGATTGAGGACAAAATCCTTAACTCTGCCGGCGGTTATCTGTTCGTACGCTACAAGGACGATCTGAATATTCTGGATCTTTATGCTGATGTCCATGATGTCAATACTCAGATTATCGACTATGGCGTCAACATGTTGGACTTCACCAAGACCACGACTGCTGAAAGTCAATACACGGCTGTTGTGGCAACGGGGTATACACCTAATCCGCCTGAGGGTCAGCCCGATGCTAAGATGAAGCCGATTACTCTTGAAGGCTGTGCAGATGGTGGTACGCCCTATTCCTCGACTATCGTCAAAATGGGAGATAGGGTTTATGATGTAGAAGCAGTCAACCGTTACGGCTATCATGAGTATTACGTCTCAAACACTGATATTACGACTTACGATGGTCTGCTATATTATGCGTGCAAGACACTTAATACTCTTCTATCCCCCGCTCTGACTATCTCTGTAAAGGCTGTAGACCTCGCTCTTATCATGGGCGACAAGTACAAGCATCTTCAGCTCGGTCAGGCGGTACGAATCCGTTCTAAGCCCCGTAAAGTCGACGAGTACCTCATGGTTAATTCAATCGATCTCGATCTGATGAACCCCGAGAATACCACGTTCGACTTAGGCGCTTCATATGACACTCTTACCGGTCAGCAAAGTGCATATTTGAAATCGTTGAATGCGTCGATCAATGCAAGTCTTGATACAGTTGATGCTCTAAGCACCAATGTTAAGAACTCAGCTAAGCTTGCTCAAGAAGCAAAAGATAAGGCTGACACCGCGACGGATGCTGCTGCAGATGCTGCTGCGAAAGCTGACAAGGTAACAGATATAGCCAACTCAGCGGTAAACAAAGCAGAAAATGCTGTAACTAAAGCTGATACAGCTATTAGCACTGCCACCGACACTAAAGCTAAGGTAACTCTTGTTGAAAAGAAGGCTACCGAGGCTAAGACTGCAGCGGATACGGCAAAGAAGGCTGCGGACGATGCAGCAACCGCTGCTAACTCAGCTCAGTCCTCTGCCGAAAAAGCTAATGAGGCTGCGTCTAATGCTAATACGGCGGCAAGCAATGCTCAGTCTACCGCTGATAGTGCTCTAAGCTCTGCTGCTCAGGCAAACAAGGATGTCGGTAGCGTCAAGACTCAGATCACTGAGATCAACAAAGAAATGGCCTCGGTTAAGCAAGACGCCGCTACTCTGCGTGATGATTTGACTGGTCAGATTACCACAGTCAAAGAGACTATGGAAGCTGACTATACAAAGAAGTCCGAGCTGAGTGCTACCGAGACTAATCTCAGGACCGAGATAACCAAATCTGCTGCTGGGCTCCGTACCGAGGTCTCTCAGACGTACAGTACTAAGAAAGAGCTTGAGACTACCACTAAGGCAGCTCAGACGGCTCAGTCAACAGCTGATGCGGCTAAGAAAGCAGCTGAGTCAAATGCGTCTGATTTGGCAAACGCGGTTAGTAAATTCGATGGCGACATTTCTGGACTTAAAGATCAGATTGATGGCGCTATTCAGACTTGGTTCTACGACGGTATTCCTAATGCGTTGACAGAGCCTGAGGTTAATTGGACTACCGATAAAGATCGTCAGACTCACCTTGGAGACCTTTACTACGATAATCAAACCGGATTCTGCTATCGCTACATGAATCAAAATGGGGTCTATTCTTGGGCTAGGATTAAGGATACGGAAGTCACGAAGGCCTTGTCCGATGCGGCAAAGGCTCAGACTACCGCAAACGCTAAGAAGCGAATATTTGTTACTACCCCGAAGCCTCCTTATGATATTGGAGACTTATGGGTTCAGGGCTCCACCGGCGATATTATGCGTTGCCAGACTCCCAAGCTCGAGAGTCAGGCATATGCCGAGGCCGACTGGGTCAAAGCAAGTAAGTACACTGATGACACGGCTGTAACGAAACTCTCCAATACCGTTGAGAAGACTTATGCCACCAAGTCAACTGTGAATCAGCTTAGCGATCGTATTGAGCAGACCGTTAGCAGCGTTGAAGAGGTTCGTACAGACGCCTCTGCTGCAAAGACGACTGCTGATAATGCTCAGAAGGCTGCAGATGCTGCTAGTGCTGCGGCTAACACTGCTCATGCGACAGCTTCTGCTGCTCAAACTGCTGCCAATAAGGCTCAAGAACATGCTACTAGTGCTGCTACTGCGGCTTCGACAGCCAAGGCGAATGCTGATGCTGCCCAGGCTGCTGCTAACAAGGCTAACGCCTCTCTTGCCGAGGCTCAGAAGAACCTTGAGACTCTTCAAAATAGGGCCGATGTAACTGATGAGGAGCTGACAGCTGCTAAGAAGGCTGTGGCTTCTGCTCAGACTGCTGCCGATAGCGCCAACTCTGCTGCAAGTAAAGCTAAAGAGTTGGCTAACACGGCACAGAGTACCGCTAACACCGCTAAGCAGAACGCTGCTACAGCTCAGTCCAAGGCCAATGCTGCTGCCAGTGCGGCTAGTACTGCACAGTCTACTGCTGATACCGCCAAGGCTAACGCTAAGAAGGCTCAGGACGATGTTGATGCTCTCAAAAATCGTGTGACTAAGGCTGAGACATCTATTAAGCAAAATAGCGACGCTATCGCACTTAGGGCGACTAAGACTGAAGTTACGAGTGCTATCAATAATGTTAGTATTGGTGGTAGAAATTTACTGTTAAATTCAAATTTTCTAAACGGTACTTATGGGTGGAATACTGAAGAGAATTGTAAAATAAACGCTGTTCCCGCTGATACTCTTCAAGAAGGCGATGTGTTCGTATTGGCGATCTCCAATACTGGACGTGGTCGAGTATATAATAACTCTCGACATGAAAAGTATCATCTAACGAATACTCAATATTCTTTACAGTTTAGGTATAAAACTGAAGATTCTTCACCAGTAACCTTTTATGTAGGCGTTGCAGATTCTGGCCTTATTATTAAAAACATAACAGCCCCGGCGGATAATACTTGGAGAAAATTCACAGCAACGTATACCTCACCTATGACAGGATCATTAACGATTCGCATTACGTCTGGAACAGGACGAATTCTGATAGGCGTTCCTAAACTAGAATATGGCAATAAAGTCACAGATTGGTCTCCCGCTCCCGAAGATCTTCAAGCAGACGCTACAAATAAAGCCAATACCGCTTTATCTGAATCTAAGAAATACACAGACGCTCAGTTAAAGATCACCTCGGATTCGATTACGTCGACCGTGTCAAAAACATATCAGACAAAAACTGATATGCAGAAATATCCAACGATTAATCAAACCTTGGTTAAGTATACTTTTTTAGGATCAAACCCAGCCACTTCTGGTAAATGGATTAAACTCGGAACATGGACTTCTTCCGGCGACTCTCAGTCTTGCTCGATCCAAGTATTCGGTGGTAATGGCTATAACGGTCGAGCGACTCAAAATTCCGATTTTTCGATATTTATCAAGGATGGATATCAAGCAACACCGAGTGCTTCTTCGGCGTTTGGCGCAACGGTCACTCTCGGGTTGAACTGTGCCAATGTTAAAGTTCAAGTTCGAGCTAAATCGAATACCGTTTGTGATGTATGGTTCTATTGCCCGTGGGCTTGCGGAAACGGCTCATATCTGGTTGATCGCGGATCTGGTAAATGGGAACATTCGGGATTGAATCAAACAGCCGAGCCAACAGACGGAACATCTCAGAGTGTTTCCATGGCTGATTATCTGACTTCAGAAGAAACTCGTTCGGCCATTACTCAACGTGCTGATCAGATTACCTCCACAGTAGCTGCTACGTACGTCAATAATCAGACGCTATCGAGCTACGCCACCAAGTCTCAGCTCGAACAGACATCCACGTCTTTGACCTCTCGTATTCAGACGACTGAGAAGACTGTCTCTGGTATGTCTACGACTGTTAAAAACGTCGATGACTACATGACATTCGCCAGAGAGAATAATCAGCCTACTCTGACAATCGGTAGCTCGTCAAGTTCGTTCCGTACGAAGTTGACTAATACCGGTGAGAAGTTCATGCAGGGTGATCAGACAATCATGGAATTGGATGGTATTACCTCTACCGTGAAAGCTTCTCGAGTACAGATGGGTCATTACCAGTGGCGTGATACAGGTACTTCGATGCAACTGATTTATATTCCCTAAAAGGAGGATCAATTGGCTACTATTTACGGTAACACAACCAATCATTGGCGTTGTTACATTAACACTTGGTCCTCCGAGGATGGATGTTCTGTATCTGCCGGACTTACTGTCGGTATTCAGGACTGCGGTTGGGGTTTTCAAATCTGGACTGGTATTGTCGGTACGGCAAACGCTAACGGTGCGTCAAATACGGTCAATACCAGCTTCAATACCCCAACTGGCTCCTGGAGCACGAAGGATATTACTTCCGCTTCTAAAAGATTCGAAAAAGGTCATAGCGCCTATAATGTCACTTTGTCGGGTTCGGTAACAAACCAGTCTGGTTATATGAATGGCACAAGTTCAGCAAGCCAGACAATTACAATTCCGGCACTCGCACACCATACTGTCACTTTTAATGCCAATGGCGGTACTGGTGCTCCCGGTAGTCAGACTAAATGGTATGGTACTGTCTTAACACTTAGCAGTACCAAGCCGACAAGAACTAATTACGAATTTCTTGGCTGGTCGACATCATCAACTGGTATAGTTGACTATCAATCTGGCGGACAGTATGGCGCGGATGCTGATGTAACTCTGTATGCCGTGTGGAAACTTCTATACGTTCCACCAAAGTTTACCAATGCTCTGGCTATTCGTACTAACTCAATGAGCTCTACGACTGCTGATTATTCGGGTGGCTACTGCTATGCTAGCTTTACTTACAAGGTAGACACAACTATCTATCCGAGTAACGTTGCAAAGTCTATCGTATGCAGATACTATCAAGACGGAAGCGCTACAGGCGTAACTGTAACCCCCACAGGCGATCTTAACAAGGCATCCGGAACGATTAATGTTCATTTCGCCGCATCGATCAATTCAGTATATTATGTCAAGTGCACTCTGACAGATACTAAGGCCGGAACGGCGACTATCGCTCGATCCATTACGACAGGAGTTCTACCTATGGAGGTTGCAAACAAAGGAAAGTCGGTCGGTATTCTAAGTGCTGCTCCGAAATCTGCTGGATTACAGCTCGGAGGTTCTGGTAATCCAGACTTTCTTATCGCTGCCGATACGACCAATAACAAACTAGAATCGATGGTCCAAATTCATGGGAGTACGTCTTCAACCGGTCAAGGCGAGTTGACATTAAGTACGCAGGGCACAGATTCGAGCGGCAATGTAGCACGGGGGAGTATTAATCTCGTAGCGGATAGCATAAAACTTAATGGAAGTCCGATCATTTTAAACAATTTAAAAATTGTTTCCGGCACAAGAGTAATCAATGTGCCAGGAGGCGACAGTTTTGAGCTTATGTCGGTAGACTACATGAAATCGACGTTTGGGATTGAATATTCTGTAGATAGAACAGTTCTTATCGTAAATAATGGTGATGGCGACGCCATCAATATACACGTTGAAGGTGTTACTTATGTAGGATCGCGTAAGAGTTTATGGTGCGTTCTGGATAGAACCTTATCTGGTTTGATACGAGTAAATTTCATGATATTCCATAATCTTGCAAATCCGGTATAAACACGAATAAGAAGGTGAAAAATGTTTTACGGTAATCTTATAAATAACATGGTAATTCTTACGCCAGATTCGTCTACTGGTCGGCCTGTTATGGAGATCGATCCACCTGCGAATATTCCGACTGGTTACCATGCTGAGTCTCGATTCCGAGACAATGGGAGCTCCATTACTCAGGTTTGGGACGTTGTACCCAATGCCGGTACTCCTCAGGATGCTGCTATTACTCTTGCTATGATGCAGGCTGAGAAATTGTCTGATGATGAGGCTCTGAAGGTACCGGCCCTATATCCCGAGTGGACCGGTAATGCGGTAGTATATCCTGTAGGTACTCGAGTTATCTGTAACGGCACTTTGTATAAAGCTCTGGAGACTCATACCTCGACTCCTACCACTTCTCCAATTGACAGTCCCCAGAATTGGGTTAAGGTGCTTCCTTCCTCTTCTGGTGAGACTGCTCCTGAGTGGGAGAGTGGGCATATCTACAACAAGGGCGATCGAGTGACTAAGTACGGAAATATCTATGAATCTACCATGGACTCTAATACCTACGAGCCCGGTGTCTTTGGTTCTGAATCTGCTTGGACTCAGATCACCCAATCCTAAATCAAAATGGGAGTAAATCATGCTTCACGGTATTGATATCGCGTCATATCAGTCCGGTCTTAACCTCACTACGGTCAAAGGCCAGATTGATTTCGTCGTGATTAAGGGTACTGAGGGTACGAATTACGTAAATCCCTATTGTGATCCACATTTCCAACAGGCGAAACAAGCAGGCATTCTCCGAGGCGTATATCATTACGCTAAGGCCGGTAACGCTACTGCAGAGGCGAATTACTTCTGTGATAACTGTATCGGCTACAAGGGGGATGCCATCCCTGTTCTTGACTGGGAAGAGAAGCAATCAGTCGCCTGGGTTAACGAGTGGGTCAAAGTCGTCCGTAGCTGCTGGGGAGTCTCCCCAATTATCTACGCAAATCCTTGGCGATTCAATCAAGGCGGCGTTGATAAGGAATGCGGACGATGGGTCGCTTCGTATCCGGCAGTATCTCACCCAACTTTCAAAATGGCCGAATCGTGGGATTGTCCTGATGCAGACGGACTTGTTTGCATGTGGCAATTCTGTTCTGACGGTCGACTAAATGGTTATAATGGCAATCTGGACGCCGACCTCTTCTATGGAGACGCAAACGCCTGGAACGCCTATGCTGGAGTAAAGCCTGCTCAGACTACCCAGCAACCTACAGCAAAACCTGAGCAACCATCGAATCAAGATTCTTCGGACGATACGATTATCATCTCGAAGGGTGACGGTTCAAATCCTACTAAGTACAAGAAAATTTCTTAGTGGTTCAAAGTAAGAGGGTATCCTGGGGGCAATTCGTTATTTCAAAGTCATCGTAAGTGTTCTTCGGTTTAATTCTGTTCTTCTGTCCTTTCCATTGTTAAACCCAGAATTGTCCCTATGATGCCCTCTTACTTTATTTGAGAAATCGTTGAAAGGAGTTTCTCATGTCGCAGTTGTACAACCCATATATTGGCCAGGTTTCTGGTCAGCAACCAGCCACACCACAGACTTGGTTGCCGAACAACCCAAACAACCAGAGTGTTAACCTACCGTATGTAACGCCGGCTACAAAGCAAACCATTTTCGGTAAGATCGTTCAAAATGAGAGTCAGATTACTCCGAACGACGTGCCGATGGATGGGACGATTGCTCTATTCCCGCTTCAGGACTTCTCTAAGATCATTGCGAAGCAGTGGACGCCCAATGGTCTTATTCAGACTCTTGAGTATCTTCCTGCGAATGCTAAGGACGATAATCCTACAGTCACTCTCAATGAGGTAATGTCTCATATGGATGAGCGTCTCGATCAGATTGAGGATCTTTTCACCAAGCCTAATCAGGCAATGAAGAAGGGTGATAACAATGCTAAGTCCTCTTAATGCTATTCTTAATATGGCTCAGTCGAATCCTAATATCGCAAACAATCCTCAGGCCCAGGCAATGCTGAATGTCGTTAAGAGCGGCGATGCACAGAAGGGCGAGGAAATTGCAAGAAACCTCTGCAACACTATGGGAATCACTCCGGAGGAAGCAACCAAGCAGGCTGCTAACTTCTTCAACATTCCTCACTAATAGTTAACTAGTAAAGGATGGTAATCATGCCGTTTGACAAAACAGCAAGCATCTTGGATACAGTTAAGAAGACTTGTGGTCTGGGTTCAGACTACGATGCATTCGATCAGGATATTCTGGTTTTTCTAAACGCTGCCATCCTTGATCTCACTCAAAATGGGATTGGTCCGTCTGATGGGTTCACAGTCACTGATTCCTCTCAGACATTTGAAGACTTTATTGGGGGATTTAAGAACGTTGGATCCGTGGCGACATATTTGTCACAAAAGACTCGTATTGCGTTCGATCCTCCGACTTCTTCGTATGTCCTAGAGGCTATTAATAAAAATCTAGCCGAACTTATCTGGCGACTAAATCTCGAAGCTGAAAATACGAGTAATTCTGACGTTACCTCGTAAACTCAGTTTGTTCATATTCTTGGACTAGATTTGGGGGTAACCGCAATGGTGGATGGGGCGACGGAAATGGTTGGTGGGTTCTGATCATTCTCTTCGCCCTGTTCGGATGGGGTGGCAACGGTTATGGCGGTAATCGTGGAGCTGCTGCAGCAACCACGACTGATCTCCAGTCCGGTTTCGATACCCAGAGCATCCTGAACAAGCTCAACGGTATCAACAACGGTCAGTGTGATGGTTTCTACGCCATGAACACCGCGTTGCTTCAGGGTTTCAACGGCCAGCAGATGGCCACCATGCAGGGTAACTATGATACCCAGACCGCGATTAACGGTTTGAGTTCGCAGCTTGCTAATTGCTGCTGTGAGAACCGTCAGGGCCAGGCAGACATCAAGTATGCTATGGCGACTGATACCTGTGCTATCACCAACTCCATTTCTAGTGCAGCGCGTGATATCACGGATAATGCAAATGCCAACTATCGTCAGCTGCATGATGAGCTTGTCGCCATGCGTATGGAGGACAAGGATGCCCAGATCGCAGACCTTACGCGTCAGCTTGGTCAGAAGGATCTTGCGGCTTCCCAGTGCGCTCAGAATGCGTATTTGATCAATCAGCTTCGCCCGGCTCCGATTCCGGCATTTAATGTCCCGAATCCTAATGCTACGGTAGGCTATGGCTGCTATTGCAACCAGGCTTAGTTAACTGATTTGCGGAGAGGCTCTGCTTGAGTATATTTTCACGGGGCCTCTCTGCCCTTTGGAGGTATATTATGATCTCGCTATCAAATACGACTGCTCAGACAGTCGCTGTCGGACAGTCCATTACCTTCGACACTGTGTTGCTGAAGAGTAAGAATGGTGCCGAATGCCATCGAAAGAATTCTGGCTCGGTTAAGCTTTGTGCTAGGCCTGCTACGTACGAAGTTCATTTCACAGCTAACGTAACTGGCGCAACGCTTGGTACGCCCGTGCAGCTTAGTATCGCAATCGGCGGAGAGACCATTAACGAGTCGACTATGATTTACACTCCGGCTGCTGCAAATGCTGTGGGCAATGTGTCTACTGATATTCCGATTTCTAATTGCTGCTGCGATTATGATCGTATCACAGTCGTTAATACTGGCACTGAGCCGGTTATTGTCAGCGCCAATCCTGTACTTTTCGTACATCGTATCGCGTAAGGAGTGAGTAGCATGGATGATAGCATGACTAAGCTTTGCGACATGAAGGCCGAGTTGACTTGTGCTGCTCGTGAAGCCTTGTGTGGTGACCTTGAGAAAGTTAACACTCAAGAGCTCGGCGAAGTCGTTGATATGATCAAGGATATTTACGAGGCCGAGAAGGATTGCGCCAAAGCCAAATACTACAAGACTGTGGTTAAGGCTATGGACGACAATGGTCGTTCTCGTCGTCTCGGTTATATTCCTATGATCGATCTTGATGAGGAGTATGACGAATATTCTCGTATGCCTCATCACGACTGGGATGAGAAGTACGGTCGAGTGTTTAACGAGTATCGTGACGCTCGAAAGCACTATACTGAGACTCGTTCTAGCTCGGACAAGAGTTCTATGGATGGCAAGGCACGTGAGCATATCGATTCTGTTATTCTTTCCATTCGAGAGATTTGGAATAGTGCGGATCCGACGCTTCGTCAGCAAATGAAGTCTCAGCTAACTTCTTTGGTTAACGAGATGTCTTAGCCTAAAGATGGATACGTTCAAATTAGGTGATGATATTTGGCGTATCCAATATGTTGATTACAATGATCCGATTCTCGTGGATCGTACCGGTAAAGCTACAGTCGCTGTGACTGATCTAGAGACAATGACAGTTTATATATCGAACCAAATCTCTGGAGAATTTCTAACTAAGGTACTAATCCACGAGATCGGTCATTGTATCATATTCAGCTTCCATTTACTTGATGATATTCATCAAATGGTCCATCCGCGGTACTGGGTGGAAGCTGAAGAATGGCTATGTAATTTTGTAGCTGATTACGGAGTTTATATTTTACAGACATTAAAACTAATAGGGAGGTAGCAACAGGGATGGACTTAACTCAGTGTGTTGTTACTATTGCGTGTGCTATTATTGCATCTTCTGGGTTCTGGAGCGTTATTATGAAGCGCATGGACCAGAGGGAAGAGGAAAAGCGTGCTCGCGAAGAGATTGCTACTCAAAATCGAGAGGCGCAGAAAAAACTGCTTATTGGACTCGCCCACGATCGTATTATCACCCTCGGTATGACATATATCGAACGAGGTTATATTACAAAGGACGAGTATGAAAACTTCTTTACATATCTGTATGAGCCATACGTGGAAAACGGTGGAAACGGATCGGGTAGTAAAGTAGCCAACGAGTTGAAACATCTTCCTATTAGGAATTCTTAAGGAGAATTTTATGATTCTTGATGACAAGACGTATAAGGTCGCTAAGTATGTTACTAACATTGTTCTTCCTGCTATTGCTACTCTGTATCTGGCCATTAGCGGCGTTCTGGTCCAGGGTGGACTTCCTGGTCTACCTTATCCTGATATTGTGGCTGGTGTTATTACTGCTGTAGTAACCTTCCTCGGTACTATTCTTCATATTTCTTCGAACAATTACGCCGGTCAGGGCGAGCTTACTGTCGACGAGTCTAAGGACGAGGATGATGAGGACAAGTATCAGCTCGTTCTGCATGAGGATCTCCCCTCGTTGGCTAAGAATGATAAGTTCGTAGTGACAGTTAATAAGACGCAGAATTAACACATGCTATAATGAGGAGTCATATCTTGAAAGGATGCAAAATGGATATTTTCACCGAAGCAATTAATGGTATTAAGACGTTCTTTGCTAATCCGTTGGATGACGAAATCAATTCGGTTTATGAAGAGTTGGCTTACGAGCATAGTGATACGGACAAGTATACGAAAATGTTGGATAACTTGGAGAAGCTCGAGAGGATTAAGAGTAACCAGAAATTTAAGCTGGACTTTGATTTCTCTGGGATTGCTAAGGAATTCGTCAAGATCGGCGGTTCGTTACTTTGCATTGTAGCTATCAAGAAGATCGAAGATGAGATCGCTTTAACTGGTAAAGCGCCGATGTTTATTCCGAAATTCTAGTTGAAGTATTTTTTAGTATTTGTTAGAACGACTCCCAAAAGGATATGTCGCGTAGATTATACGCCATATCCTTTTTTTTCGCTCGCAGAATTAACACAGGCTATAATGAAGATGTTGCTTTTCTTTGAAAGGAGCACCCATGAAGATTGTGAGCATTAAGAGCGAAAGGTTCTATGGCGAGTATCAACTTGTCGCTAAGCTGGAAGATGGAAGCGAGGAATTTCTATTCGGATATTCCCCGGCCGAGTATAACTTTCCGGTGGCAGAGCTTGTTGGTATGACTGTTGACGAAGCTGTTAATCTCAAATCCAAATTGGATTGTGAATATTTCGAGAGGCACGATTACTAAAAAGATTGAGTCTGTGAGAAATCACGGGCTCTTTCTTTTTTTTTTCATTCGCGAAAATTTCACACGGTATAATAGAAGGAGATAATGAAATGCCACGCCATTTTGGTAGGTATCCGGTATTAAAACGAGCGCCGTTATTGCTAGCGGAAGGTGTAATTAGCAACTCTTTCTTTTTTTTTATTATTCGCGAAATTTTCACACGGTATAATAGAAGGAGATAGGTAGACTATCTTAAATGTAAGATCGAATCAGAGCAAAATCTGACTTAGATCTACGTCCTTCTTTATATTTTTCAGATGGTTGAGTCGTAGACTCTGGTAAGTAGTATTATCTCACCATTTGCTTTTTTGTAAAATATTTTTACAACTATTGAAAGGAGCCGAATGATTTAGACCTTATTTTACACCGATAATTAGACACTTGTAAGGAGTAACCATGAACCAGTACACAACAAAAATCTGGAAAGAAAACCCGAACCACGTATCAATGATTCAATTTGAATTTCTAAACGGATCTAGTATTTATTATGGTCCCGATAGGAACGAATGGTTCGGATTTGATAAGCATCATGAGGAAATAAGTCTACCGAAGGTATATGCTATCGTATCTAGGCATGGTCTAACAAAAGAAGTAGAATCCATGTCGCTTGAATGTACATCTGAGGTTAGTAAGAATGCTACTGAAGAGTCAACGATGCATGACGAAAAAAGGGGGGATTGATGAATAATGGATTATTACAGCTTTTGCGAATTGCAGCCTGGAGATTTGGTCGCAGCTAATCGAGGACGATTCAAAGGTCGAATGTTCGAAGTCGAATCGGTAGATTACGATGAGGAAACAGCTAGAGTTGTTTGGTCTACTGCGAATGAGGCACTTCCTCCTGATCCGATTCCCGTTATGGACTACGGACGTTATAGCATCGATTCTTTGCATTAAAAGGTAAAGCATATGATTGAATATAACTTATACTCTAGTAACAAACGTTTATACACTATCCATTGTCCATATTGTCATCATTTATTTGTTGTAGAAGACGAAAACGGTCGTCCTCCTCAATATGTTTGGTGCAAAACGTGTTCTAAGTTAGTACCATGTTTAATTGAATAATCGCAGAAAAAATACACGGTATAATGACATATAAAGACTTTTGAAAGGAGTCGGAATGAAACTTACACGAAACGAGATCGCAACGCTTGTGAGCTACTATGACAATCTTCAGTTTGATCTTAAAGATCGGATTGAAACCCTCAAGGAGAATTGCCAGGGGGTTATCGATTCTGATCTGTATAAGATCCAGCTCGACCGTTATAAGACGGAGTACAATAAGTATGAGACTCGTGTTAATGAGTTGAGGGCCGAACGACGCGACAATCTTTAGTTTGTCATGGAGAAGAGTTTATAGAAATATAAGCTCTTCTCTTTTTCTTTGAAAGGAGATAACCATGAAGATCGATATTAAACCGAGTGAGTTGAAAGCCATTATTAAGAGCTATGAGGTAGAACTAGAAAATCTCGATAAACAATATTGGGATTTGGAAAACGTGTATTATGATTATATACAATACATGTCGATTCATAACGAGCGAACGGATAAAAAAGTCGAAGTGTCTAAACGCATTAACGAAATCAAACCTCGACTTGCGCATCTAAAAGCCACATACGAATCTCTTATAAATGACGTAAGACTCGTATACTATATTGATGGTGCGAACGGCATTCGTAGAAAGTGCCAGGTCTATGAAGATATGACGATAGATGACGCCGCAGAATTGCTTGATGAGATTGAATCTCGTAAGGAGGCTAAGGGTGGACATTAGCATGAATCATTCTGACTATTCAGTTGTCCGAGTTTATGATAATGCAGGACATCTTTCCGGTATTAGAATCATATTGAATAACTACAAGGTCTCCGATAATTCTGCTGAAGTACGATCTGTAACTCTTATTTATGCAGTAAAAGATCAGCAGTGGTTTGCAGAAACCCCTTTTAATGATGGAGCTATTGCACTAGAACCCGGTCGAGCATTTGCTATCGCTAGTTCAATGGGTTTGGAAGATCGAGTTGCCGAGATTCTGAAGGAAGAAGGTCTGTGATGGAATACACTGTAAAAATTTCCTCCAGTGCAACAAATGAATCAGCTAGATACGTTGATATTTTACAACGAACCTTCGAGATAATTATGGAGGATTCTATACTAAACGGATATGAACTAGCCGGAATTTCCGACTATGCACGACAACTATGCATACAGATGGATGACGTGGCTCGTAAGCGGAAGGATCTATGGAATGAGTAATTGGACTTATATTCGAGGATTGATCGAGCTGGATGTTCCCGGACGAACCCAAGCTGAGAAGAATTATATTCTACAGACTGTAATCGATCATCTTCCAAAGGTGACTGGTTCAGAAAAGTCTATGAATATTTATACAATTCAAACTGCCGGATATGATTCGTGGCAAAATTTCGACGAGTTCTATAATCGAGTAGAAGATTTCAAAACTCAAAGTCGATACTTTCTTGTTCTCGATGGCAATTTGAGGGATCGTTATTATGAAGATACATTCAAAGAACTGAATAAATTTTTGAATAGATTGGCTAAACGACTTATTGTTGATTCAGCATATGTGCGACTCAATGATATCGGTATTAATTACAATTCTTATACGTTTACAAATATAAACGATTGCTACGGGAAGATGTTCGAAAACGATAATCCTTGGTATAACTATCTGATGTGGGAGTTTGAAGATGAAGACTAAGCAGCGTGCGATAAAGGTGTTTTACAATAACTATGGATGTCGGGGGTATGAGGATCTTCTAAAAGCGCTAAATGACGGTTGGCTCGTAAAGCGAATGGATTATTTATATGATTACGACGGTGCTGTCCGCTCCAACGTGTATATTCTAGAAAAGGAAGACGATGATTAAACAACAAGCCGTGTGGGTGTATTGGAGTTACAACGAATTGAGAAACTCCGATTATCTTAGAAAATGTCTTTATGATGGCTGGATTGTTTCTAAATCGGATGTTTTGCGCGATGAGGATTATCCAGATACGGTCATCTATATTCTAGAGAAAGAGTCTACAAATAATGGAGAACAAAATAATTGAGGCTTTTCTAGTTATTATAATAATTGAATGTTTTTTAGCCTTATTTTTAGTAATGTATGTTCTGATACAAATTATCGTTTGCGATTATAAAGCATGGAAACGAAATAAAGCCGAAGAAGATCGTTATCGCAAAATGGAAGATAAATTCAAAAATCGTAAACTGACTGATTAAAAGGAGACTATAATTGAAAGAACTAACAATTATCCTTAACCTGATATGTTGTATCAGTATAACTGTGATACTTGCAGCTATTGCAATCATGATCCTTTCTTTTATGTGTCATGTAATTATCGAATTTATTGATGAGTGGAGGTACGAACATGCCAACATGCGTTCACGGAGACATCTGTCGAGCTTGGATGATGAGTGATCGAACGAGGGGTAACGCTCCTTTGGTTTGTACTTGTCCAAACGGATGTAAATTCTTTGAGGCAAAGTTTAGTAATACTACTGTAGTCGAACGTAGATATTCGACAAGTCCATTGGGTTATGTCGAGAAAACTACAACTACTTGGAGCAATTAAATGGAGCGTACCGATGTGCACCAAACGCATATATCAGGTAGATTATAACGATAAAGTTATAGGTTACTGGACACTGACAGATGGCGAGGATCTGATTAATACATTCATTCGCGAACTTAAACAGCAGAAAATCGAAGAAATTCGTATTTAGATGAAGAACTACGGTATAACTACAGATGATTTGAAAGAGGTTGATAAATAATGGATACCAATAATAAATATCGTTTGGAACTTTCTAGCGATCAATATGTAAATAAATTGATTCAATGGTGGAATGATACACTATTTGAGTATGGTCGTGTTATGACATTAGACTTTAAAGAATATTGCGACTTGGATTCTTATAATTCAGATTTTGGATCTTTTTGGTCATTTGAACTAACTACAGATAAATTCGAAATGCGTATTAAACAAGATTCTCATCATGTAAAATCTGTTTGGACACTCGATCTGCCAGAACCCGAATTTCTTTTGTAGGAGAGCTAATATGATTAAGATCGAAGAAACTGAAACTTACGGTTGGAAAGCGGCTATTCGCGGTATGCGCAACCCAAAGAATTCTTGGGATAAGAGTGATAGTGAATATTACAATGATCCCGTCTACGATAAGACAGACCCAAGATTCATTCATGATAATCCGATATTTAATGTTGGTCCTAATGATTCAGATCTCATGAATCGACTTTGTGCTGCTGGTAGCGATCATCGTAAGTTCATGCGTATGATCGTTGTATATTGCGATATTACTGCCCCACTATATTGGTGGAAAGAATTCGATACCTATAAGGTCGGTACTGTCGCAAACTCTTGCAGTACGATGCATAAGATTCACGCTAAAGAGTTTACTATTGAAGATTTTAGTCATGAGCATTTGATTGAGAATCCAGATCCAGACGAAGTTACTCTTGCCCCGGAAAAGCAATATGAAGATTACGCAGATGATGAGAAATATTTGAATTTTAATTATTATACAGTTACTCTCTATCCGAAAGATCTTCTTGAAATAATTATTGAAGGCTTGAACAAATATCGAAACAAATATCTCGAAACAAAAGATAAGAAGTATTGGTGGCAAATGATTCAGCTTCTGCCTAGCTCATATAATCAGAAGCGCACAGTAATGTTGAATTATGAAGTTCTCACGAATATTTATAACTCTCGAAAGAACCACAAGCTTGATGAGTGGCATGATTTCTGCGAGTGGGCTAAGACGCTTCCTTATTCAGAACTTATTACTAAGCAGTCAGATATTACAGATGATTTTTGGGAAGTAACTCGTAGTTGCTTTGAACCAACGGACGAACCGATCGCTCGTGCAATTCTTACAGGCGAACAGATGCCAGAGGCAAAGGTGATTTATAAAGATGCGATCTCTAAAGAATAAAATCGGTGTAACCGTAAGAAACACTGATAATTTCGAGAATGAACTAACCCTAGTCGCAAGCTTGCTAGTATTGGATACTATGCAAATCCACAAATATCAAACAGAGAAATTGACTACTGAAAAGCAAAGAAACTTAACTGATGACGTAAAGGATCGACTTATCCAATCCCTTTTAAGATACGAGGAAATACAGAAGCTTAAAGAAGATGCCTATAAGCAAGGCTATGACGCTGGATTTCACGACGCAATGGTAGAACTCGATCCAAATGCTGAACCACTCAACAATAAAGGATATATAGCGTAATTAGTAAAAAAAGACAAATCAATTCTTGAAAGGATATATTAATGGCTAATATTGCAGAAATTCTATATGCCTACGGTTCTGCCGCTCGAGCTAATTACCCACAAGGTGATGATGTAGAATCCGACATGGACTATATAGTCTCGTTCATTACAGAACATGGATACGAATTCCAAGATGACCTTATGGACGAACTCAGACGTGGTCTCGATCTATGCCCGATACGTGATGTATTTAAATACAACAATCATTGCGAAGAATGTGAATTCGGAATTAAAAGAGGAAGCCGATACACATATTACGAATGTGGATTTAGAGGTTAAGGAGTTCTAATGGATGCCGTTGAGTACGCTCACATTCAAGGAAAAGTTCGTAAACTGCACGAGTGTATCGACCCAAGAGGTTGTTTGGAATTGTTAGCGGAGGAATCTTCCGAAGTAACCAAGGCAGCTATGAAGCTTATTCGTGTATCAGAAGCGTCTAATGATATGGTTTATCCAGCTGACAAAAATAAATATAACATTAAAAACTGTGAAGTAGATCTAAACAACGAGGTAATGGACGTTATAACCTGTGTGTTTCTTTTGCAGGCAGCCCATTATGATGTTCCTAATTCCCTTATGGATTATAACGTTATTAATGAGCGTTTGGACAAGATGATTGCAAGGATCGAGGAGAATAAGAATGAGCGATAAAGAAGACCGAAAAACCATAAATAAATGTATGCTTAAAATTCTAAATACTTATGTGGAGGATGATTGTCGAATTATATGTATTAAGCCTCTTTATTATGAATCCGCGGGTTTCTCAATTACACTTGTGGGTCGGGTCCAATATAAAACTGTAGAACGAGTTTCAATACTCGAGAATGACAAAAAACGAACTTTTATATTCCAAGTCGATCCTTGTTTTTCTAAGGTCTTTGCGGATGATGTACATCCAGAAATAACCTTCGATTACAGATATATTGGAGAGATTACCGAGGGCCCAAAGAAAAATAAAGTGTTGTACGAATGTGATAGACGAGCTTGCCATGACAAATGTAATCTAGAATGTCATCATACAACCGATATTGCTCATGCAAAGAATTTCGAGTATGAAAATGGTACTTGGGTAGAAGTGTAAGCGGTAGAAAGGTATTATTATGAACGTATTACTATTCACGATGATTAAAAATAAAGCTGTAGACTATTATCGCGAAAACTTTGGACAGATAATTCGGATAATATCAGATCATGAGAAACGTACTTTCTGGTTAACAGTGCATAATCCGGAATATAAATACCCAGTAAACGGTACCAAGTACGAAAGGTTAAGTGAAGGGGTCGAACGAATAACCTATAGACTGGATTTCGATTTTGAACATTACGGAATAACGCTGCCGACAAAGCAAATAAAAGCAGTGAAGCGTGTAGAGGTAATCGATGAAAAATATAACAATTTCAAGGTTACTTATACAATTACTGATGTTGAAGATGACGAGCCATATTTTATGGATTGGAGTGGTAGACTTGTTTATGACTCCATTCGAATGAAAAATTGCGGAAAGAAATTAGCGGAATTCGTAGAGAATACGTTCTTAAAAGACGCATTTGTCATGTGCTCCAATGATCGCGCAAAACGTTTTACAATTTGTATGCCTAAGGATTTTCAAAGCCTTATCAACTATTTTATCGTTACGAACGTCGAGCCTTGTCCAGGATTTGAATTGTTTTTTAGATGTATAAAGAATTATTCCACCAATATAAATCCGGAAATAGTAGAGAAAACTTATATACTTGAAGCTATTCGTCCGAATCCTTCAACGATTAAATGCGAAGATCAACCTCTCAAGTTTGTCGGGAATATTGTAGATTCTAATGGCGACCTCGACGAATCGAATTCTTGTACCTCTATTCCAGATCCCGTAAACCATCCTAATCACTATGAGATGGTTGGTCCGTTCGAGTCTTTTGATATTATTGTCGAATCTCTCGGAATCTATGGTGCTCGACAGTTCTGTCAGGGCAACATTATCAAATACCAGACTCGTTATAAGGAGAAGAACGGCGAAGAGGATCTGAAGAAACGTCATTGGTATGACAGGATGGATCAGATGCTTGCTAAATGCAAGACCATCGAAGATTATTATAAGCTAAAGGAGAGTGATTTTTAATGGCATCCGCTAATTTGGATCTTCAAGATTTGAACGCACTGTTAACATCATATACAAAAGAATACCGTGAATTAGAAAAATACATTGGCGATTTAAATCTAGTTATTCTACGAATAAACCAAACAGCATCGAACGTGGAGCCTGATATTATAAACTGCGGAGCCTATATGCGGCCTAAAACCGCGGAGGTAGACCTTAATGCTGCTAAAGAAAAAATCAAAGTAATAGAAAATAAACTGCAGTATATTCATGAATTAATCGATAAGGATACTGCTACTTCTACTCTTATGACGGAGCAATTTTAAATGAAACGCTACACATTTTTGCACTTCTGCTTTGATATGATTATGACTGTTGCCACCGGAGGTCTATGGACTATCTGGTTATTTTTCAAGTTTCTAAGGAACAACTCATGATGCATATAGTAGATTTCAACAAATATTGCCGAACTTGCAAATACTCAGATTTAGATGGACAGGAAGATCCATGTAACGAATGCTTGCACTACCCGGTTAAAGAAGATAGTCGAAAGCCAGTAAATTACACAGAAGACGGACGTAACAATGAATCCAAGAGATCTAAGAAAACTAAGGCTTAGTCTTGGGTTAAGTCCGCGAGTCTGTGCCGCCGATATGGGTGTTACAAGACAAACCGTTTACAATCTAGAATCGGGAAGAACTACCAAAGAAGCAAGCCTATATTACTATGAGCTATATTTACAAGAAGTAAAACGTAGGAGAGACGATGCAAGAAACAAAGTGTAATATCACGTTCGAACCGTTATACAAAAGCTATTCGGACAAAGAGGTTATCGGTAGCCTTTGTCATATTAGTGATCCAAAGATGACCATCGGTTATAAGGACGGACACTATTGGGGATCTGCTCGTAATGGCGGAATTACAACGCACATCGATGAGAAGCGATTAGCTACGATTATCAAGATCCACAAACTTGACGTACTTCTTCCTTCTGAGTTTGAGTCATATTCGCAGAAATAAAACAGGCTATAATAGACTGGACAATGAAAGGAGTCTATTATGTACATGTCTGTGTCAGATCAATATTTTTGGGAATTCGTCCTTGTGATTTCAATTGGTATTACGTTCGCATTTTGGTACATCAAAAGCATTATTGATGACAAGATGAAAGAACAGTATTATATCGGTTGGAGACAAGGATACAACCAACATATTGAAGATAGCAAGTGCAATAGCGACTTGTAAGAACGATCTAGTCAAATAGAGGTCAAGAAAAATCTTGGCCTCTTTATTTTTCTCTTGAAAGGAGAACAGTATGGTAAACTTGGACGTTATTAGGAGCGGCATGGAGAAGCATTCCCCAGCAATTCTAACAGGACTCGGAATTATCGGAATTGGATCGACTGTTGTATTTGCAGTACGAGCAACACCTAAAGCGCTTGATCTTATCGATGATGCATATTTAGATAAAGCGCACTGCGATCATGATGAGATGGTATACGGCATGGGTGGAGGAGAACCTGTTATCGGTCATAAGCTCGAATATCTGGGAGTTCGTGATACTGTAAAGGCAACGTGGAAATGCTATATTCCTGCGGCAGTAATGGGAGCATTCACAATTGCTTGCTTTATTGGATCAAATCGAGTAAGTGCTCTTCGAACTGCGGCTCTTAGCAGTGCATATTCTATGACCGAGAAAGCCCTTAATACATACGAGCAGAAGGTCATCGATATTCTCGGAGCTGATAAGAACGAAGAGATCCGAGAAGCAATTGCGCAAGATCAACTAGATTCTTCTACGGACGTTGTGATTCCAACTTATAGCACTGGAACGGAACTTTGTTATGATACGATCACTGGTCAATATTTTTGGAGTGATAAAGAAAAAATCAGAGCTGCCGTAAACGATTTCAACAAAGTTCTTATCGGAGACATGTATGCTGATAAGAATGAATGGCTCCTTACGGTTGGTGAAAATCAAGTAAAGGACGGACATCTTGTAGGTTGGAGCATTAGCAAACTGCTAGATATTGATATTAAGTCTCTAGTTGCTCCAAATGGAAAACCCTGTTTGGCTATTGATTATTATACTCTTCCTTCTCCGGATTTCCGTCGCGAATTTTAAACACCATATAATGAAGGGTTAAGTTTAAATTGAAAGGAGAACCCTCATGAAGAAGCAGGATATTATGCATTTCTTCGACGAGCACAAAACCGAACTTATTTGCTTAGGAGTCGGTATTGGAATTGGCGCTTATGCTATGTATAGGCATCACTTTGGGCCGATCTGCCAGGATGTCACTCATGTTGTTCTAGAGGTTGGTGGAAAGAACCAAGCTAAGGCAGCAGAGACGTTGTCCGGTTGGTGGAACGCGGCAAGTGGTGCGACTAGCAAGGGCGGTGGTTGCGCGATTCAACCGGCCCCTGTAGCAAAGGAAGCTATCGAGGGACTGCTCAACGAAGTTGGAAATGATGATAGTATCATGTGGTGGATTGAGAAACTGTAAATCGATTTAGCCCATAAAGAGACACTAAGAATTCTTAGTGTCTCTTTATTCTTTGTGAGGTTCTTATGTATTGCTATCTTCTGATAAATGGACAATTTGTAAATGGTGGATACTTCGATACAATGGATGTCGACTCTATCGATATTCGTTTAGCCACGGTTGTTCTGCAAACCACACACAGAAAAGAAAGAATCTACATATCTAGTCGTCCAAATGTAATTTATAATAACGCTATTTGGTTCGAAGAAGATGATCCAGAGTTGGCTAAGAACGCGTTTGGAGATATGCTAAGAAATCGGTATTTCGAAAAAAGAGATAAGCTAAAAGCAGAATATGATCATGCTATGAATGTCCTTGATGCATCATATAGACGATAATGTCCAACCATTAGCGATTTGAACAATTTCGCGAAAAAATAACATCCTATAATGACATGGTATATTTAGTTGAAAGGAGTTTACCATGGCTGACGAGAAGAACGTTCAGGTTGAAGCTGACGAGGTAGTCGAGGAGAAGACTGATAAGAAGTTTGATATTCCGTTCCCCGCTAAGGTTGTTCTTGTCGCCGGAGCAGGCATCGCTGGTGTTGCTCTGGTGGCTTGGGCAATCTGCTCGGGAAAGGGAAAGCAGGTTTCTGAGGTCGCCGAGGCTGCTAAGGAAGTCCTTCCTGAAGTTGCAGAAGAAGCTGTGAAGGCTGCGATCTAACAATTCGCACATGTCTTTAGAGACGCTAAGAAAACTTAGCGTCTCTATTTTTCTCTTGAAAGGTAAGTCACCACTATGATTAAACTTTCCGATTTCGAACTCCACTCACTAATAAACATATATCAAGACGCGTTAGACACATTGACAAAAGCTCGAGACGAGTACTGGTATTCAGAAGAAGACCTAGTACGTTTCGATAAAAATATTTCAGCTTTGGAAGATCGAATTGAACTACTCTCGCGAGAATTAAACACCCTATAATGAAGGTGTTATTCTCTTGAAAGGAGAACTATTATGAACTGGAAAGTTATCGAGGCTGTAGGAAGCATCGTTGGATCGATTGCTGGTTACGAAACTGCTGCTACAATTATTGGAGCATTCATTCCAGCTACCGCATCAGTATTTAGGAAGAGTTCTATGCTGATCGGAGCTACTTTGATTGGTTCGATTGTTGGTGGTAAATGCATGGATGAAGCTTATGATCAGATTCGATCGATTAAGTATTTCTACGAGCACGCTGATTTCACCAAGTTCTTTGGTAAGAAAGTAAAAGAGCACTAACACAAGATTTAGAGAGGACTAATTAGTCCTCTCTATTTTTTCTCGCGAGAATTAAACACCCTATAATGAAGGTGTTATTCTCTTGAAAGGAGAACTATTATGAAGATGATTTCTAGGGAATGGATTGAATGCTTAGCTTTCGTCGGAATTGAGTCAGCAGCGACTGGTTATATGGTCGGAGAGGTTGTTAGCATGGTCAAATCACCTATTGCAAAGGTACTTATGGTAGGTACGACCATGGCAGCTAACGCATATATTGGCTATCGAATGGCTGAATTCGTGGAAGGCTATAGCTGGTACAAAGACAATCCTAAGGACATTCATCTATATTTGGATCTTTAAGAAAGACACACCAGAATAATAGGAGCTAAATAGCTCCTATTATTTTTTCATTCTCTTGAAAGGACAAAACCATGTACGGTTATATGCTTCTGAACAAAAAATTCTATGAATTGGGGAAAATCCAATTAACAAATCAACGCTCTTATGACGGTTCAGTATTCGCGTGCCCTTTAAATGCAGATCTGAATGATGTATACCATAGAGTGAGGGGATCAAAGTATTGGAAAGTATCAGACAATGAAGCAGAAGTCTATGGATATAGAACTGTATGGTTAACAAATGATGACCCAAACCTTGCAAAGAAACTCATCGCGAATGCAATAAAAGCTAGACGCGACATTGAAATTGAAAAGGCAAATGTTAAATACGAAAACGCCATCGAGGCATTGAACATTCCTGACAACATTGATCTTTAGAAAGGACCAAACTAATGGCAGAGATTCCGAATTTCCCAGGTAATTCCAATAAGAGTAAGCAGTTGAAGGCCGAGCAAGAGGAAAAGAACCTAAAACCTATTGTAAGCCAGCCTGCTGTCAAGCGTAAGAAGAGTATCGGACGCAAATTCAAGGAAGCTTTCATCGGAGAGGAATCAGAATCCGATAGTATTGTTGATTATATTCTCTACGATGTACTCGTCCCAGCGTTTAAGGATACTGTCAGCGATATGATTAAGGGTTCTTTGGACATGGCTCTGTATGGCGAGCGTCGTCCTAATACCCGTAATATTTCTCGTGATCGAGGTCGATCCTATGTGAGCTATGGATCATATTCCAACACTTCTACTCGAGATTCTCGTTCGACAAACCGATCGAGGCGCTCGGCTACTTTGAAGCTCAACAATGATGATATTGTTCTAAACAGTCGTTTGGAGGCGGAACAGGTAATTGATCGACTTTGTGATTTGTGCGATCGTTATGGTTGCGCTACTCTTGCTGATCTATATTCTCTCGTGGGTATTGACAGCGATCCTACTGATAATAATTGGGGTTGGAGTGATATGCGGATGGCGAGCACTAGTCGAGTTCGTGATGGGTATATTCTCAACCTCCCACGAGTAGAAGCTCTATAATTTTAAGGATGGAAAAGGTGGATAGGCTTAAACGAATCTTAAATATACTCGCCTATTTATTAATCGGGGTTATCTCTAGCGTAGCTTTGTTCTATATTATTAAGTTCGTTGCGAAACTTGAGATAACCCTTATTCTAATGCTCTTATATATGGGGGTATGGCGGTGAGGACCTTGAGTCTTAATATTAGTCAAATGCGCGAGAAAATTGCGGATGCTTACGATGGCGATGGATGGAAGAAGAAAGTTCGTTTCATGCCTGATGACCAAGTTATCGCTATTTTCTATAGGATGAAAAAGAAGGGACAAATCAAAGATGCTGGTTAGCTTCAATCTATTTACCCTATTTCTCTATACAAGTTTTGTATTTTTTATGGGCTTTATTTCCTCTGCGATTCTTCGAGCAGGTGGTCGAGATGAGTAATGAAGGTTGTTGTTTTCTTGTAAGTTTCTCACCTTTCGAGGATAATGGCCGAATCTGTGTCATCGGAACAAAAACAAAGGGTAAAGATGTAGAGATCATCAATGCCCTTGACGATCAGGAAAAAGTACAAGCCATCTACGACATTCTTACAAATAAGGATTACGTATGGCCGGACGATCTAAAGTAATTTCTATTTTTGCTTATAAAGGAGTGCTATATACCATGATCTGCTCGATTTGTAATTGCCGACTTGCTAGTGAAGATACTCATACGATCACTATCAGCAACGGCATCGACGACCGCAAGTATATTCATAACCATTTTATTCTCTGCCCGACTTGCTATTCTAATTTCAAGTATCAGTTGGAGGTCGCCGGAACTCCTATCGAGGGTCCTGAAGATCGAGATGATATTGATTGGCCTGATGAGACACTTAATTATAAGTTTGGTTGTACTCATCCCTATACTGGATGCGGACACACTAATCGCGATGATGACGATTCTCATGATACTGAGTGGGATCGTACTCATCCTGCTCCGGGATATGAAAACGCGTAAAAATCACGCCCTATAATGACATGGTATTTAGTTGAAAGGAGTTTACCATGGCTAAGCAGGACGATAAGACTATCGGAGAGATTCTTGATGATATGGAGTTTCGCAACAAGATCTTTAAGTATGCCAAGATTGGAGCCTTTTTAGGTGTAACAGGATTGTTCATCTACTTTAAGGGTTACACTCGTGGATTTCCTTATGGATACGGACTTGCACTCAATGATATTAAGACCACTTTTCCGGAGATCTTTGAAGAGCTATTAAAAGCCACAACGACTATTAAGTAACAGACACATGTTGAATAATAGGGAGTAATTACTCCCTATTATTTTTTGAGAAAAGAGGTCGTTATGCCATTTCCTAGACAATGCGGAAAGACAAATCAGTTTATTCTAAAAGTCTTGAAGTCTATGACACCTGAGCAGTATGCTTTGGTTAACAAGATGGTCAAGGACGAATTGGAATCACGAATCTTGAACGGAAGTCCTGAGATGAGACGACTTGACACTATGATGCAAGTGCGAGCAAATCTTAAGAAAACTTATTAATAAAAGGAGAAACCATGAATTTTTCAAATGCTATTCAAACTGCTAAGTTCGCAATCGGACGAGGTGGTCTTGTCCTGAAGAAGTATAGTCCAGAAATCCTCACTGCTGCCGGCGTTATTGGCACGGTTGGTTCGACAGTTCTCGCTTGTAAGGCTACCCTGAAGGTTGAGGATATTCTCGACGAGGCTAAGAAGAAGTCGAATCTTATCAATGCTGTCCATGACGGTGAGATTGAGGTAGATGCCGAGTATACGGACAAGGATTATTCTAAGGATCTGCTTGTCAACCGTACGCAGACTGCTGTAAAGCTTATCAAGCTCTATGGTCCTGCGATCACTCTCGGCGCTCTTTCTATTACTGCTATTCTCGGCGGTCAGCATATTCTCCGTAAGCGTAATGTCGCTGTCATGGCTGCTTACAAGCTTTGCGAGGAGAGCTTTAATAATTATCGTTCCCGCGTTAAGGATGAGCTGGGCGAGGAGAAGGATCGCCAGTTTTATTATGGCATGACTGAGGAGACCGTCAAGGACAAGGTAAAGTCTAAGGACGGTAAGACCAAGACTGTCACCAAGAAGGTAGAGAAGGCTCCGGATCATCTGTATTCTCAGTATGCTCGTTTCTTCGATGAGGCTAATGTCAATTGGGATAAGTCTCCCGAGCAGAACATGTATTTCCTTAAGATGGTCCAGAATCAGATGAATGATAAGCTCAAGGCTCGTGGGCATGTGTTCTTGAACGAGGTATATGATGCGCTCGGTTTTGATCGTTCTGAGGCTGGTCAGCTTGTCGGTTGGGTTTGGGATAAGGACAATACGGCGATGGAGGCCGGAGATGGATATATTGACTTCGGTATTTTCGACGGCAGCGACTATGCTAAGCGTGCTTTCGTCAATGGTGACGAGCGTTCTATCCTCTTGGATTTCAATATTGACGGTATGATCTACGATCTTATTTGAGATCTAAAAGGCTTTAATGCACCTGGGACTGGGATACGAGAATTGGATATTCTCAACTATCCCGGTCTTTATTATTGTAAACCTAAGGAGAATTAATTATGAATTACATTCACGCAGCCGGATCTTCTAAGAACGGCCAGATTGCAGCTAAGCTCGTATATGATTATTTTATTAAGAACGTTGATGACACCTATAATCTCACTCTAAAGGATATTGAGGACGTTGACGTTTATCAGGTGTGGCATTGCTATATTCTCGGCAACGAGAAGTGGCTTCTGTCTACCACGTATCATGATGGCATGTATTATGAGGTGACTTATAATAAGACTAAGGACGAGTGGTATTTTGATGCTTACCAGAAGGTTAAGAACCTCAAGGTAAGTTCTGATATTATCGACAATCTTATTTAACAGTATAGGAGCAAACCATGAAACCTTTGGTTGGCGCTTTGCTCGGTTTTGTCGGAGGCGTAGCAGTAGGCGGCATTGCTACATATTTCGGAATGAAGGCAAAATTCGAGAAGCATGCAAATGATGTTATTCGAGAGTACCGCGAATATAGCAACGGTCGTATTCAGAAGGCTCAGAGTGAGCTAAATAAGATCATTGCTAGCGATAAATTCGACGAGGAAGAGTATAAGAAGAAGGTCGCCTCAGAGCCCGAATTTGAGGACTATACGTCTTATGCGCATAATAACACCTCTGATAGCAATAACGAGCCTTCTAGGGGCATCTCAGGGCCTCTGAAGGGTATTTCTGTCGACTCCGCTAAGGCCATTAAGGCGGATATGGATGCTTTGAGCCGAGATGTGCATGATTGTGACTTTGACGAGCATATGGCTGAGCGAGAAGCTCCTGAGGAAGATATTTCCGAGTACGAAGAGGCTTTGGAGTTCGACCGGCAAATGCATGAGCAAGTTCTAGTTGAAGGAAGTTCCGATTTTCCTCGAACGATTTCTGCCAGTGAGATGCTCAACCAAAAGCAGTGGTACTCGAAAGTGACACTCACATATTACGCAGGTGATGATGTCCTGGCTGACGATCAGGACGAGCCTATTGAGGATCCAAAGGACATTATTGGCGAGCATTTTAAAGAGTTCTTCGGAATGAATGAAGACGAGCCCGATATCATCTACGTACGTAACGATGATCGGGAAAGTGACTACGAGGTAGCGAAAGTAGAGACCTCGTATGGCGATCGTTATCCCTCAGACAGTGTCAGCATTAGCGATTAGGAGTTCATATGAGCGGACTTATTGATACCGCTCGAGCACGACAAGAGTATTTTGCTTATTTGTGCAGTCTGGTTCATGCTGACGATCCGGACTGCACCTTTTCTAAGCTCATGCTAACTTTATTTAACATGGAGTTTGTATGGAATATTGATAATGACGTAAATCGAGCGGAAGATGGACTTAGTCTTCGATCGGATTTTGCCAACTTGTATTGTAACGGTGACGAGGACTTTGAGGATTGGCTATATTCTTCATCACCTTGTTCTGTTTTGGAGATGCTTATCGCACTGGCATATCGAATTGATGAAGACATTATGTGGAATCCTACTAAGGGAAATCGAGTGTTGCAGTGGTTTTATGAGATGCTCGAGAACCTTGGTTTGGATGGATTGAGCGACGATAATTGGGTATATCCTGACTCGGATTTTAGGGTTAAAGACATTATTATTAGGATGCTTGACCGTACTTACACCCGAAATGGCTTTGGTGGATTGTTTCCTTTGACTGATGGCCGGTGTGAGGATCAGCGAAAAATCGAGATCTGGAAGCAAATGAACACCTATTTTATCGAGAAATATGGGGTCGAAGAAGACCTTGATCTGTAATTTTTGTGATAAAATGTGATATTTTTGAGTGATAAAAAATATCACATGGACTATCACAGCGATTTTTGGTCTTTGTGAGAATGGTCGAAAAAGGGCAAAAAAGGCCATTTGTGATAAAAAAAACTATCACATATCACAAAAAACATCACACAACGTTTTGCCTGGTAGATGGGGTTATTTAGGTATATTTGTGATACTTTTTACTATACTACTATAAAATAATATTTAAAATAGTATATATATAAAACACTTATATATATATATACTATAAAATAGTGTTTTCTGCTCAAATTATCTCAAAAACATCACAAAGCCATTTTTAACGGATTTTAGCTCTTGAAAGGAGGAACCGTTGGACTTTTATCGTATACGGCAGACAATGATCAAAAATCAGGGCCTCAAGATATTTCCAGACTTCCGGGTCGGAAACTATAGAGACTTCATGGCTCGAGGGCATTCATTCTATGCCGTCTGGGATCCAGATACTGGTTTGTGGTCTCAGAATGAATTGGATATTCAAAGGATTGTTGATGATGATCTTGATCGACATTATGAGAAAGTAAAGGATAAGTTCGAGACTGATATTTTTGTTGAGTATATGAGTTCTTATAAATCAGGAAGTTGGAAGAATTATACTCAATGGGTTAAGAGCCTTCCCGATATGTATCATCCTTTGGACACCAAGTTGATATTCTCGAACCAAGAAGTTAAGCGAGAGGATTATGCTAGCAAGAAATTACCATATCCTCTTGAGGCTGGAGATTATAGTGCATGGGATGAATTGATCAGTACTTTGTATGATCCTGCCGAGCGAGAGAAGATCGAATGGGCAATCGGATCGATTGTCGCTGGCGCTAGCAAGAGTATTCAGAAGTTCTGTGTATTTTATGGCGAAGCCGGAGCTGGCAAGTCGACTATTCTCGGAATCATCGAGGAACTGTTCGAAGGATATTGTGTCAACTTCGATGCAAAGTCTCTTGGATCATCTAGGAACATGTTCGCCACGGAAGCATTTAAGTCTAATCCGTTGGTAGGCGTTCAGCACGATGGCGATCTTAGTAAGATCGAAGACAACACAATGCTGAATTCGATCGTTTCTCATGAGAACATGTTGATGAACGAGAAGTATAAATCAAGTTATTCTTCTAAAGTCAACGCGTTCTTATTTATGGGAACGAACAAACCAGTAAAGATTACCGATGCTAAGTCTGGCATTATTCGAAGGCTCATTGATATTTCTCCTAGCGGCAATAAAGTTCCGATCAATCGATATTTCGAATTGATGAGTCAGATTCGATTTGAGCTTGGTGCTATCGCATATCATTGTCGAGATGTGTTCGAGAATCTCGGTAAGCATTATTATGATGCGTACCGTCCGGTTAGTATGATGTTCAAGACTGATGTGTTCTTTAACTTTGTTGAGGATTCATATTTGGTCTTTAGTCAGCAACCGTGTGTCACCTTGAAGCAGGCTTATGACATTTACAAAGAGTATTGTCAAGAAGCCAATGTCGAATACAAGATGCCTAAGTATAAATTCAGGGAAGAACTCAAGAATTATTTTGAGAACTACTCTGAAAGGGGTCGAGTTGACGACAAGCAAGTCTGGAACATATATTCTGGATTCTTGAAAGATAAGTTTGAACTTATCAAGAAGCTTGACGATGGTGCCGGAGAAGAAGAGATTGAGACATCTGGGCCCACTAGAATGGCCCTAGAAGCCTCTGAGAGCCTATTTGATGGCATGTTTAAGGATTGTCCGGCTCAATATGCCTCTTCTAACGAAACGCCCCTTAAAAAGTGGTCTGAGGTCTCTACAACCCTTAGTGATATTGACACCCACCAGTTACATTATGTTAAGGTTCCGGAGAATCATATTGTTATCGATTTCGATTTGAAGAATTCCGATGGAGATAAAGACCAAGATCTAAATTTGGAAGCTGCTGCGAAGTGGCCTCCGACTTATGCAGAGTTTAGCAAAGGGGGTGCTGGAGTACATCTGCATTATATTTATGACGGAGATCCTAAGAAACTCAGTCGAGTATATTCTGAGGGGATTGAGATCAAAGTCTTCACTGGGAACAGTTCATTGCGTAGACGTTTGAGTAAATGTAATGATCTTCCCGTTGCCCATATTTCTAGTGGGCTTCCCTTGAAAGGAGAGAAAGTGATTAACTTCAAAGCTGTGAAAAGCGAGCGATCACTTCGAGAGCAAGTAACAAGGAATCTTAATAAGGAAATTCATCCAGGAACAAAACCGAGTGTTGACTTTATTTATAAGATTCTTGAAGATGCATACAAGAGTGACCTTAAGTATGATCTTACTGACATGCGTCCGAAGGTTCTCGCATTCGCCAACAATAGCTCACACCAAGCTGATTATTGTGTTCGACTAGTAGCCAAGATGCATTTTAAGTCTGAGAATTATGAGAGCGATCCGTCTATTGATTATGACGATCAGCGAATCGTATTCTTCGATGTTGAGGTATTTCCTAATCTGTTCCTGATTAACTGGAAGTATGCTGGAGAAGATACGACATGCGTTCGTATGATTAACCCTACGCCTTCCGAAGTCGAACAACTTATTAAGATGAAGTTGGTTGGCTTCAATTGTCGTAGGTATGATAATCATATTCTGTATGCTCGATATCTCGGTTATAGCAATCTCGAACTTTATAATCTGAGCCAGAAGATTGTTAACGGCAGTCGTAATGCCTTCTTTGGTGAGGCTTATAATATTTCGTACACTGACGTTTATGATTTCGCTTCGGCTGCTAACAAGATGAGTCTTAAGAAATGGGAAATTAAACTCGGAATTCACCACCAAGAGTTGGGTCTTCCTTGGGATCAGCCGGTTCCTGAAAGTAAATGGGTTCAGGTCGCAGAGTACTGTGACAATGATGTTATTTCCACAGAGGCCGTCTTTAATCATCTGAGTGGCGACTGGGCAGCGCGACAAATTCTGTCTAAGATCTCTGGACTTAGTGTGAACGATACGACCAATCAGCATTCCACTAGGATTATCTTCGGGAACGATCGTCATCCTCAGGGCAAATTTGTATATACCGATTTGTCTGAGATGTTCCCGGGATACACTTTCGATCATGGTAAGAGTTATTATCGTGACGAACTAGTCGGTGAAGGCGGATACGTTTATGCCGAGCCTGGAATGTATACGGATGTTGCATTGCTTGATATTGCTTCCATGCATCCGAGTTCGATTGAAGCATTGAATCTGTTTGGCCCATATACTCAGAGGTTCAGTGATATTAAGCAAGCGCGTATTGATGTGAAGCACAAGGACTACGAGTTGGCCAAGACTGTTCTGGATGGAAAGCTCGCCCCATTTGTTGAAGAGCTGGAGTCTGGTACTGCGTCATATACCAACAAGGATCTTGCTGCAGCATTGAAGACGGTTATTAATTCGGTTTATGGATTGACTTCTGCCAAATTTGAGAATCCGTTTAAGGATCCTAGGAATGTTGACAACATTGTTGCTAAACGTGGCGCACTGTTTATGATTAATCTTAAGCACGAGTGCCTTGATCGTGGTTGGCCGGTTGTTCATATTAAGACCGATAGTATCAAGCTTGCTAATGCTACTCCTGAGATGATTCAGTTTGTTGTTGATTATGGCAAGAAGTATGGCTACAATTTCGAGCATGAATCTACCTATGATCGTATGTGTATCGTAAACAACTCTGTTTATATCGCACATTCGAAGTGGGGCGACCATGCTGGAGAGTGGACCGCTACAGGAGCACAGTTTGCTCAGCCCTATGTATTTAAGACCTTGTTCTCTAAGGAATCGATTAATTTCAATGATACCTGCGAGACGAAGTCTGTTACTTCTGCGTTGTATTTGGACATGAACGAGAGTCTTCGAGATGTAACAAAAGAAGAAGGCGAGCTGGCCAATCGAGTATTCAACGCGAAGCTCGATTTGGGCGATCCAAAGCAAAAGAAGAGGCTTAAACGTCTTAATCCTGAACTTGCAGATATTTCGGATGATGAATTGAAGAAGATTATTTCTGAGGGACACTCTTATATCTTCGTTGGTCGTGTCGGATCATTCTGTCCGATTAAGAAAGATTGCGGCGGAGGTCTTCTCGTTAGGGAGAAAGACGGAAAGTATTACGCCGTAACTGGGTCTACTGGATATCGTTGGTTGGAGTCTGAGACCGTAGAGCTTATGAATAAGCAAGATGATATTGATCTTGGCTATTATAATGCGTTGGTCGATGATGCAATTAATGATATTTCCAAGTATGGAGATTTCGAATGGTTTGTTTCTCTGGAAGATCCGAAGGAGATCATTCCGCCTTGGTGTACCAAACCTGAGCTTCGAGATCCCGATTTGAGTCAATGCGCTAATTGCTCAGAGAATTCTACTTGCGGTTTGCTTAATTAGGAAAGGATATTTTTATGGATGATAATAACACATCGTTTACATCTTTGATCTTCGCAGTAGTGATCATGCTTGCTGTGTGTTGGCTGATTTGTACTTTTGGTACATATTTGGTTTGTATTTGTTTGGGCATCGATTGGGTTATGTCGTATGGCACAGCCTTGTTCGTTTCTTTGCTAACTATTAAAAGCGTATTGATTTTGATGAAATAATTTTGAAAGGATTTTATTATGAACAACCAGAATCGAGTTACCAATAACATCTCTATTGAGAACGCACACATTATGTGGCGCAACTTTGCTGGAAAGCCTTCTCAGTATAACTCTCTTGGTAAGCGCAATTTTTGTGTTCAGCTTGACGAGGATCTTGCTCATGAGCTTGAGCGTGACGGTTGGGCGGTTAAGTGGCGTGAGCCTCGCGATCCTCAGGATACCCCATTTGCATATTTGCAGGTGTCTGTGAGCTTTGATGTTATTCCTCCTAATATCTATACAGTCACTTCTCGTAATAAGACTCGACTTACTTCTGAGACTGTTGATATTCTGGATTGGGCCGATATTGCTAATGTCGATCTTATTATTCGTCCTTATAATTGGGAGGTTAACGGCAAGCATGGCGTAAAGGCATATGTTAAGGCTATGTATGTTACTCTCGATGAGGACGAGTTTGCCGATAAGTACGCGGATATTTCTGATAGTAATGAGGATTAATCTATATCCTCATCAAAGAAAAGCTATAAATGAACTGAGGCCTGGCTCCATCCTTTGTGGTGGGGTCGGGTCCGGTAAGTCCAGAACCGCCATAGCCTATTATTTTTGCCAAGAATGCGGTGGTAACATATCTTCTGATGGCGAGTTATCGTCGATGACAAAACCAAAAGATTTATATATTATCACCACAGCTCGTAAACGAGATACTTTGGAGTGGGAGGATGAATGCTTACCTTTTTTGATAGGCAAGAAGGATTCTCCATATTCTATGAATTTCGTTGTAGATAGTTGGAATAATGTAAAAAAGTATCAAGATGTAAAAGATGCTTTCTTTATATTCGACGAACAGAGAGTGGTTGGCAGTGGTACTTGGGTAAAAGCTTTTCTTAAAATTGCTAAGAATAATCATTGGATCTTACTTTCTGCTACTCCTGGAGACACTTGGTCTGATTATATTCCTGTGTTTGTGGCAAATGGCTTTTATAAGAATCGAACAGATTTTCTTCGTCAGCATGCGGTATTTAATCGTTTTACGAAATATCCTAAGATTGATAGATACGTTGATTGCCGAAGGCTCGAAAAGCATAGGGACTCCATAACTGTTGAGATGCCTTTTAAGAAGCATACAGTTAGACATATGATTGACGTGTTTGTTCCTTATGATGAAAATTTATATTCTGTCATAAGCAAAGATCGATGGAATCCGTTTGAAGATCGACCGATAAAAGACATTAGTGAAGTTTGCTATTCCATGCGTAAAGCAGTGAATTCTGATTCGGCTAGAATTGAGCAAGTCATATCTTTGTTGGCGAAGAATCCAAAAGCTATTATTTTTTACAACTTTGATTATGAGTTAGACATGCTTAGAACTATGTGCTTTGAGAATCATATTTCTTGGGGTGAATGGAATGGGCATAATCACCAATCAATTCCAGAAGGAGACCGTTGGGTATATTTGGTTCAATATACAGCAGGCGCAGAAGGATGGAATTGTATAAAGACCAATGTTGTTATTTTCTATTCGCTGAATTATTCTTATAAAATCATGGAGCAGGCTTCCGGTAGAATCGATCGAATGAATACTCCATATTTTGATTTGTATTACTATCGTCTTCGATCAAGATCTAGCATTGACTCGGCTATATTTAAGACGTTGATGAATAAGAAAACATTCAATGAAAAGAAATTTCTTGGCGTATGAGGCTCGCGTAAAAATAACATGCTATAATAGAAGGAGTAGAATACGCCTAGGGGCTAAATCTGCTCCTTCTATTTTTCTGAAAGGTTTTTTATGCCAAAAGAAAATTCCTTTCAAGCACAACTCATAAAAGATTTGAAGATATTGTTCCCTGGATGCATGGTTTTAAAGAATGATGCGAATTATATTCAAGGGATTCCAGATCTTCTTATTTTGTTTAATGATCGATGGGCCATGCTTGAATGTAAACGAACTGAAAAAGCATCGCATAGACCTAATCAGGAATATTATGTTGACCTTCTAGGCAAGATGTCTTATGCGGCATTCATATACCCTGAGAATAGAGAGGATATTTTGAATGAACTTCAACAAGCATTACGATCTTGAAGGCAAACACGCTTTTCTTAGTGCAAGTCAGCATGCTTGGGTTAACTATGATGAAGGAAAGTTGATTCGAGTATATTCTAATTTGCTTGCTGCTGCCCGCGGAACCAAACTTCATGAGTTTGCTTGTGAAGCTATTAAGTTAGGAGTTCGACTTCCTGATAATAAGCAAACTATTAACATGTATGTTAATGATGCTATCGGTTATAAGATGACTCCTGAGTTGGTTCTTAAGTATTCTAATAATGCTTTTGGAACAGCTGATGCTCTTTCTTTCAAGAAGGATCTTTTAAGAATTCATGATTTGAAAACTGGTCGATCCAAAGTCTCTATGGTTCAGTTGGAGATCTATGCGGCTCTATTCTGTCTAGAGTATGACGTAAAGCCAAATGATATTCAGATGGAGCTTCGAATCTATCAATCAAATGAAGTTCTGGTACATAATCCAGATCCAGATGATATTTTCCACATCGAAGATAAGATTATTTTGTTCGATCAGCGCATTGAAGAACTCAAGCAAGAGGAGGAATAATGAACAATGACGAATTAATGCATTATGGTACTCCTCGACATTCTGGTCGATATCCTTGGGGTAGTGGTGAGAATCCATACCAGTCATCTACTGGTCTTTATGGAATGGCCAAACAGCTAAAAAGTGAAGGTATGTCTGACAAAGAGATAGCCGAATCTTTTGGTATGAGCACGCGAGAGTATAAATCCGCATATTCTAATGCTAAGAATGAAGTTCGTGCAGCAAATCGTGCTGAAGCTCTTAGGCTAAAGGATAAAGGATATTCTAATACTGCCATTGGGCAACGAATGGGTGTTAACGAATCTACTGTTCGAAGCTGGATGGATGAGGATATTGCAGAGCGATCAAGTATTTCAAAAAACACAGCAAAAGCTTTAAAGAGTGCTGTGGACGATAAGAAATACATTGATATCGGTGGCGGCGTAGAGAATCAAATGGGTATTTCTCGTACTGCTCTCGATAATGCTGTTAAGATGCTGAAGGATGAAGGCTATACTGTTCATTATATTCAGACTGAGCAACTCGGAACTGGTCACAAAACCTCTATTAAGGTTTTAGCTCCTCCCGATACTACATATTCCGAAGTTTGGAATCACAAAGCGGATATTGAATTCCCTGGATTTCATTCTGAAGATAAAGGTCGAACCATCGATAAGATTGGAAAGCCTGTTAGTATTTCCTCAAAGCGCATAAAGATTAATTATGCCGAAGAAGGAGGAAAAGACAAAGACGGTGTTATTGAACTTCGTCGTGGTGTTGATGATATTTCTTTGGGTAAAGCTAAGTATGCTCAGGTTCGAATCGCTGTAGATGGCACCCATTATTTAAAGGGTATGGCGATGTATCGAGATGATATGCCCGATGGTGTTGACATTATATTTAATACTAATAAGGCAAAAGGTACTCCCATGCTCGGCGAAAAGGATAATTCGGTCCTTAAACCAATGAAGAAAGATCAGGATAATCCTTTCGGAGCAACCATCAAAGGCGAACGAGAGCTTATTCTTGCTCAGCGATATTACACTGATAAGAATGGAAAGCGTCAACAGTCAGCACTTAATATTGTGAACGAGGAAGGCGATTGGAACACATGGCGAAAGAGTTTATCTTCGCAGATGTTATCCAAGCAAAGTCCTATGCTGGCTAAGAAGCAGTTAAAACTTGCTTATGATCTTAAGCAGGATGAGTTTGATAGTATTATGAAACTCGAGAATCCTGTTATTCGTCAGCAACTTCTTGATAAATTTGCTGATGGATGCGATTCTGCAGCAGTACATCTTAAAGCGGCTGGTCTTCCTCGTCAAGCATCAAAGGTTATTCTTCCATTTCCTTCGATGAAAGAAAACGAAGTTTATGCTCCATCATTTCGTGATGGTGAAGAAGTTGTATTAATTCGATATCCTCATGGCGGAACCTTTGAGATCCCACGCCTTAAGGTAAACAACAAAGTTCCAGACGCAAAGGAGACACTTCATAATGCTCAAGATGCTATTGGTATTAATGCCAAAGTAGCTGAGCGATTATCTGGAGCAGATTTTGATGGTGACACGGTTCTTGTTATTCCTACAAGTACTGCTAAAATCAAAACTTCTAAGCCCTTGGATGGATTAAAAGACTTCGACCCTCAACGAGACTATAAAGCATATCCTGGTATGCCTGAAGTAAAGGGTTCTGGATTTAATAAGCAGCAACAGATGGGTAATGTCTCGAACCTTATTACTGATATGACCATCAAAGGTGCTACACCAGATGAGTTAGCTCGTGCTGTTCGTCATTCCATGGTTATTATTGATGCTGAGAAACATAATCTTAATTATAAACAATCGGCTATCGATAATAATATTGCTGCATTGAAAGAGAAATATCAAGGCGGAAAGAATCGTGGAGCTTCTACGATTATTTCTAGAGCTAGCGCTACAGCATATGTTCCTGTTCGTAAGGAATTGACGAACACGAAATATATGACTGATGATGAGAAGAAGCGATATTCTAAAGGCGAAAAGATATATCGCGAAACTGGCGAAACTTATATTTCTAAGAAGACTGGAAAAGAAATAAAACGTATTTCTAAATCCACCAAAATGGCTGAGACTTCCGATGCAAATACATTGTCTTCTGGATATATGATCGAGACTGTATATTCTGAACACGCCAATAAACTAAAGGCCCTAGCTAATAAAGCCCGAGCCGAATCCAGGTCTACTGATTATATTCCATATTCAAAAGAAGCGCATGTAAAATATAAAGATCAAGTAGATTCTTTAAATTCTAAGCTAAATATAGCATTGAAAAATAGGCCCCTTGAACGTAAGGCCCAGCTTATAGCTAATGCTAAAGTTAAGAATGTATATGCTGCTAATCCTGATATGGATTCAGATGATCTAAAGAAGCTTAAAGGTAGGTGCTTAACAGAAGCTCGCTTACAGACAGGTGCTTCTAAGCAACAGATTAAGATAGAGCCTAAAGAATGGGAAGCTATTCAGGCTGGTGCTATCTCTACCAATAAGCTTAAGTCTATTGTACAGAACTCAGATCTTGATGTACTAAAGCAATTAGCTATGCCTCGTGAGATGCGTGGTGTTACACCAGCACAAGAGTCAAGGATCAAGGTTCTTGAGAGTCGTGGATACACTCTTGCAGAGATAGCTGATGCTGTTGGTGTGTCTACTAGTACTATTACCAATGTACTGCAAGGATAGAAAGGAGAATGACATGGTGATGCTTACTACTGTTGACAATCCTTTTGATCCTATCACACAGTTCGATGATTGGTATGAGTATGATGAGTCGAAAGGCTATTGTACTTCTGGCTATGTAGCTCGAATAGCTAAGACTAGTGATGATCTATCAAAGAATGATCAAGACCTAGCCATCCAGGCGGCTATCGATGAGATTATTAGTATGAATCCTGATGGTTTTTATAAAAAAGTGACGGATTCTACCCAAAAATAAGACATTTTATATTGTCTTACCGGGGAGGGAGGGGTCTCTCGCGAAACTACCCCCTCCCCACAT